CATCTTGAACAGGCGGTAATTCAGTATCACGGAATGCCATTTCGCGACTGGCTGCGCTATCTGACTGATGATCTCCAGGGCATCACTGGCAAAGCAAAAGCACTGCTGAAGGAGTACACCCGTAATTTGACTCCGTTGGATGCGGGTAATCAGGTTGGCCGTGCGGTAACGCGCTTCGCTCTGGTGGCGATGGCAGGAGAGCTGGCCACTCAGGCCGGGATTACTGGCTGGAAAGCAGGTGAAGCGTATCAGGCAGCTGAACGCTGTCTTGCGGCATGGATGATGGACCGTGGTCACAGCGCAAACCAGGAAGATGCCGCAGCGCTGGAACAGGTCAGTGATTTTATGTCGCGTAACCAGTTTAGTCGTTTTGCAGACTGGCATGATGAACGTAGCCGCCCGATCAGCATGATGGGGTTCCGTAAGGTGGACAAAGGCAGCAATAGTGAGGATCCAGCAACCACCTTTTACGTGTTGCCCTCCGGCTGGAAAGAAATCTGTAAAGGATTTGATGCCCGAAAGGTGGCCCGATTATGCGTCAGTCGCGGGTGGCTTGAAGCCGGAAGCGAAGGGCGTACACAGGTCACTACCCGCCTGCCAGAAATAGGGGTTAAACGGGTCTACCAGTTCAACAGCAGTGTATTGGGCAGCTGTGAGCTTGATTGACTTTTACGCGAGTCTTATTTGGTAGAGGTAACACTGGTTACAGAGGTAACAAGCAGTGCTGATGCGGGTTGAAGCTGTTACCACTTTGAAACGGTGGCTGGTTACAGAGGTAACAAATGCACGCTGTTACCAGTTGTAGCCAGTACGCTGGCTAGGGTGGTAACAGATAATATCTATTAAAATCAATGATGTTACCAGTGTGTCCGGTGTTACCTGTCGAAATGAAAAGGCCAAGCCTAAAAAATTGAGAGCTTATTTCTGGCGGGCCAAATTCTTAGGAGTACAAAAGTATGAGAGTACAAAGGATTGAATGCACTGAGTGTGGCGAACCTGCAACGATTCGCAAAACTAATAGAAAACACCGAGAACTTGCCGATCTATACTGCTGTTGCAGTAATGTGGAATGCGGGCATACGTTTGTAATGACCCAGACCTTTTCACATACCATTAGCCCAAGCGCTCTGGGTAGAGGAAATCTTTACAAGGCTTTGGTCGATGCTGTGAAGCCTGAGGATAGAGAGATGATTATCGCCATGCTTCAAGGGGCAGTTGAAGCAGAAAAAATCATGTTTAACCATCCGCCCAGTGTATCGAAAATAATCTATACACGGCGGCCGCCATCTCAGTAAGTCATACCATGTCGCTGAAAGCAATTTCAGCGACATTTTTTAGGGTTTTATCGTAACTTACTGATTTGTAATAAATAATTTAGTTGTCAGTTTCCTGTGGTTTTATGCTTTTCAAGATATCGTTTTGACGTAAAACCTTCCTGCTTCATTAAAATCAGATGGTTACCCTCGTTAACATTCAAGCTGGTTAAAATTTTTAAGCCCATAACTGAAAAAAACTGAAAACTGTTTCAATGTTTTCAGTCATGGTTCCTTCTCACAAGCCCAGTGCTGGCACAGGTTGGCGATGCCATTTGAAGAAAATCTAAACTGAAAAATTTTTCCGATCCGAAAACGGCAGGCGGGTGCGGTGTAGTGCCGTTTTGGTAAGATATGCTTTTGTTTGCGATATAGCTGAGTGTGAGGATGCGAGGGCATCGAGTGAGAGAAAGTTTGAAGAATAGTTGAAAATTCAAGTAGAAATTAGGCATCACTCCTAATATGATAGGGTATATACCGATAATGAAGGAATGGAATATATGAGTAATTTAAAATATGTTTGCTTGCGAACAGAGTTCGGCGGGATTCCTGCTTTCACGTTTACTATGAAAGTAAAAGATTTAATGCCAATGTACTATGTGGCTATAAGAGGACAAGATAAGGAGGAAGGTGCTGTTCAACGAGTTTTGAATAGCAGAAGGATTTCATCTATTAAAGACTATATATTAGAGGGTAATACTTTCTTTAGTTCTTTTATTTTAAACTGGACAGAAAAAAACTCTGAGATATCTCATGAAGGTGATGAGATTACAATACCGATTGTTTTTGACTCAATTCAGGTTATTGACGGACAACACCGTTTGGCCGGTTTTGAAGCAGCCATTGCTGAAGATGAGTCTGTTGGAGAGAATGAAATACTAGTGACATTATGCCAGCGGCTAACTACAAAAGAAGCTGCTAGAATCTTCCTGAACATTAATACAGAGCAAAAACCGGTCCCCAAAAGTCTAATGTACGATTTGTTTGGTGAGATAGAAGATGATGATACTCATGCAATAAACCGAATTACAGATATTGCTAGGGATTTAAATGAAAGCCCTAAGTCTCCCTTTTATAAATTAATAAAGTTTCCAGGTAACCCTAGGGGAGTCGGTAGCATTGAATTGTCAACATTTACTCAATCTTTAAAAGAACATGTAAAGCCAGGTGGCACTTTTTCAAAATTTAAAATAAAAACTTATGATAATCAAAGAAATTTGTTAGAGAATTATTTTAATAGCATTAAGTTTTATTATGATGAACAAGGTCTCTGGACTAGTAAAACAAAGAATCCATTTGTAAAAGCTGCGGGATTTGGCGGCGCCATTGACTTTTTGACAGAGCATCTAATATCTAAATGTGTGGAAAAGAAATCATTCACCACTGAAACCATAAAAGGTATTATTGCATTAAAGGGAACAAGTCTCATTACTTGGGATGAGTTAAAAAATCATGATGGAAAAACGGCAAGAAAAAAAGTAAAACAGTTACTTGAGGAAAACGTCTTATCCTCTTTGCCATCGCAGGATGAATATGAATTTTGATAGATTCCAATGCCAAAAGTTTATTGAGTCAGAGTTAAATTGTACTGATCATGAGAAGTTGAGTGACTTTAAAGAGAGTTTCTTAGCATATACTTTGACAAATGATAAATTGAATATCTTTATCGAAAAGTCTAAGGTTGATGCTAAAGATTTATTTTATAAAGCTTCATTGAGTTTTCTTGAGGCAACATATGGAATTGTTAAAGGACATACCTCTTGGGCTATTGTGAAGCTTTATTATTCAATTTTTTACACGATTAGAGTAATTTTGATATCCTCCGGCTATGTAGTTTTAAAAAATGGCACAAGTGAGATATTTTATTTGAAGTTAATGGAAGGGGAAAAACCAAAAAAAATATCAAACTCCAAAAATAAAGGAGATCATAAAGCTACAATCAGGGCATATAAAGTTTTATTTGAAAACTCAGCCATCATAAATTCAAACTCAATCGATGATACCCATGTTCTTGACTGGATTATGAAGTACAGAGAATTAGTTAATTATAGGATAAATTCATTTATTGAACCAGATTATGGCTATGATGTAATACCTGTTTTACCGGCTTCTGGTGCTGGATTTGATACTATTGTGAGTAAGTATATCGATCACGAATATAAAATATATTGCTTTGACAAGCAACATTCAATGTTTGCCACTCCATTGGTATTAATAAATGATGCAAAAAATCTACTTGTACAATTATGTGGGGGTGATTTTTTCTCTGGAGTAAGACAGTCAGTTATACAGAATATTATTAATGACATGAGGTTGATGGATTCAAGAGTTTTAAATGATATATTTTTAAGCTCTCCTACTGAAGAACAAGAAGAACAAGAAGAACAAGAAGAACAAGAAGAACAAGAAGAACAAGAAGAACAAGAAGAATAGTACTGAAATTATTAATTCAAGGATTTTTTAGTTATGGGCATTCCCTATCTGAATTTAGGAATGAGATAATTACCATACCACTGTAACATTTTTATACGCGATTCTAAATATTGCGCATGATTATAAGTCCCTCGAATAGAGTTCTTATCAACATGCGCAAGCTGTATCTCTATCCAGGCGCTATCAAAGCCATGCTCATGCAAAATAGTACTCATCATATGCCTGAATCCGTGGCCAGTCAGCCGACCATGATATCCCAGCATCTTGATCACCTTATTGATACTGGCATCGCTCATAGGTTTCCTGACGTCATTCCTGCCCGGAAACACCAGCTGGTATTTGCCAGAAATTACCTTCAGCTTTTTGAGGATCTCAACTGCCTGTGTTGAAAGCGGTACCAGGTGAGAACGGCGCTTCTTCATCCGTTCTTTAGGGATTTCCCACAGTGCGTTTTTCAAATCGAACTCACTCCACTCTGCGGCTCTAAGTTCAATTGTACGAACGCCTGTCAGCATGAGTAGCTGGGTGGCGTATTTCGTCAGTAAGCTGCCCTGATAGCCATCCAGCGCTTTCACAAAGTCAGGGATTTCTTTCTCTGTCAGAAAGGGGAAGTGGTTCTGTTTTGGCTTGTTTAACGCGATGGCCAAATCGGGTGCGAAATTATGTTTTGCCCTGCCCGTGACGACTGCATAGCGCAGTACTTCACCGCAGCGACGACGGATCTTACTGGCCTGCTCTAATGCCCCGCGCTTCTCAATTTTTTGCAGGACCGTAAGTAACTCCAGCGGCTCTATCTGATCGACAGGGCGATGACCGATATAAGGGAATATATCGCGTTCCAGACAGCCTAAAACCTCTTTAGCGTAGCCTCCAGACCATGTACTTTGCTTGGAACTGTGCCACTCTCTGGCCACGGCCTCGAAATTGTTCTCATGAGAGAATCGCAGCGCTATCTTCTCGGCTTTACGGGCATCGCTGGGGTTGATTCCTTTTGCCAGCATCGAACGGGCCTCATCACGCTTGCGGCGTGCCTCAGCCAGGGAGACTTCCCCGTAAACGCCAAAAGAGATCATCTTAGGTTTGCCAATAAAGCGATAGCGAAAGCGCCAGCCCTTTGCACCGTTGACCTCAACAAGCAGCGACAGGCCCGCGCCATCGTTAAGAGTGTAGGGTTTTTCCTGCGGTTTAGCGCGTTTAATTTGAATGTCAGATAGCTGCATGTGTATAGAAAAAAGATCGAACCGGGTTATACGCAATAATATACACAACTGTGCATAGATTCCATTAGATTTGGCGGGATGATGCTGGACGTCAGGTGAGAGTTAGTCTTATGTTTATAAAGGATTTTTAGACTTTCTGAAACGTGCTGGGATGTGTAAATGGTGTCCCCTGCAGGAATCGAACCTGCAACTAGCCCTTAGGAGGGGCTCGTTATATCCATTTAACTAAGGAGACTTTGAGCGGCTACGTTTCGAAATGTTCGCCTGTGTTTCTATCTTACCGTATTTCTTCAGTTTTTTACAAGGCTTACGTCTCACATTGGTTCGGCTTGTTCCTTGTTGTTTCACCTTGTTATCACTTCGTTCACTTGCCATTGCGTACACATTGAGTACAGAATAGATTTCAGTGTTGTGTACAGGATACTAAAAGTGGCTCTCAGCGATACAAAGCTTCGCAGCATAAACGGAAAATCATACTCTGGCCCACCTGAAGTGACCGATGGGGACGGGTTAAGTGTCCGCATAACGCCAACTGGGACCATAACCTTCCAGTATCGATACCGCTGGAATGGAAGCCCCGTTCGCATAACCGTTGGCCGCTACCCCTCTACTTCGCTAAAGGATGCCCGGATCGCCGTTGGCGAGATGCGCGCATTGTACACGAAGGGGGTAAACCCAAAAACCTATTTTGCCAGCAGCTCGGGTGAATTGACTCTTCAGCAATGCCTCGACCAGTGGTGGGAAAAGTATGTGACCGGGCTGAAAGAGAATACCCGCATCCTGTACAAGTCAGTCGTGTACAACACCATGTACACACAATTCCGCGATGTCCCGGTCGCTAGCGTACCAGTATCCCTGTGGGTCCAGTTCTTCGATAAGCAGGAGAGCCAGAATAAGAAGAAAGCGAGAGTGCTTCTGCTGCAGCTGCGTTCTGTAATGAACTGGTGCATCAGCCGGCAGCTCATTCCATCATGTGAAGTCATCAAACTCAGCGTTAAAAATATTGGCAAGAAGCCAGATGTTGGCGTGCGCGTGTTGACTTACACAGAGCTGGCGAAAGTGTGGCTGGCGCTGGAAAATAACAAGGTGTTTTCATCTAACAAGCTGCTGCATCAGATGCTGCTGCTGTGGGGAGCCAGATTGTCAGAACTTCGGCTCTCAACCCCTGCTGAGTTCAACACTGAAGACTTCATATGGACTACACCTGTCGCCCATTCGAAGATGGGGAATGTTATCCGCCGCCCTATATTTGAGCAGATGAAGCCATATGTTGAAAGGCTACTTGCGATGAAAACCCCGGTAATGTTCCCCGGACAGGAACTGGACAAAGCGATCGACCGATCCTCCGCAAATCTGTACATGAAAAACCTGCGCACGAAGATAGATATCCCCGAATGGCGCACTCATGATTTCAGGCGCTCACTGGTTACCAACTTATCAGGCGAAGGTATCATGCCCCACGTCACCGAAAAGATGCTGGGGCATGAGCTGGGCGGGGTAATGGCGGTTTATAACAAACATGACTGGCTTGAGGAGCAGCGCAAAGCCTATGAGCTTTACGCTGATAAAGTCCTGTGGCACGTTAAACAGCTCGGTTGACACCGCCATCATCTACCCACTTTTTAACAGCCCTGCGACTGTATCGCGCAGGGTGAGTAAGAACAGGGGCAGGGAAGCCGTGGTTCTTTCGCAGTCGCCACAGCGCAGTTCTGGCCTTACCAATTTCCTGCATTACCTCTGCTTCTGTCATATAGTCATTTTGCATCTTCCACCTCCAAACCAACGTCTGTGCAGGTCATGCAGTAGAGCATGTTTCCGTAATAGGTCTGCGCATAACCCTTAAAGTGAATCCCACCAACCGTCATTTCCGCATGCTGCAGCAGACCATCCTCGACCATCTTTTCGGCCAGTTTCCTAGATTTCGTCTGCATAAAAGGCAGGCAGAATTTCTCCTTGCGTTCCAGCGCATACTCAATCTCAGCGACGAATGCCTTCTCCAGCAGCGCCAGTTCTCGATTAGTAGCCATCACACCGCTCCTATCGCTTTCTGAACCACTTTGTAACCGCGCTTACGTGATTTCTTCTTGGCCTCGATCTTTACCGGGGCAACCTGAGGAGCCTCCGGTTTCGGAGCTACCTCACCGTTGCGCATGAAGCGCTTGTTGTTCATGCCCCAGATTATCCGCTGAGTGTAATCACACCCGTCATCGATATTGACGCTGGCCTTCACCAGCGTGTCGTTGATGTCTACCAGCCTGTCCTTTGATACTCGCTTAAGCATTGGCATCTGTACCTCCGGCTTTACTTAGTTCGTCCTGAAGGCGGGATTCTGCCTTTGCCCGCGCAAGATGAATGAACGCTTTCAGATCACTGCTTGCAACCTGTCCCCGGAGTAACTTCAGCAATTCTTCATCCTCAAAACGCATTCTCATCCGGTTCATTTCCTTTTCTTCCCGGCGAAGCGTGGCAAGACGTTCGCAAATTCGGTTCCTCATCCAGAACCAGGACTTATGGGCGAGGGTGGACCGGCGATACCAGTCACTGCTTTTATCTTCCGCTGCCTGAAGGCTGGACTTAATTCCATCCAGAGTTTTGTTAGTGATAGCCAGGGCTTTGAGGTGATCGGCAATACCTTCCAGCCCTTCGAGATTGATGCGCCCATTTTCTAGTTGAATATTCTTCATCCGGTCATCTCCGATAGCAGATGTGCAAAGCCCAAAAAGCTGAAGAAACCAGCGGCTATCCCAAAGCCGCCCACCGACGAGAAGAACAGGGTGAACATGACCAGTTCAGCTATTTTTTTCATTGTCCGAAACCTCCCGCGATTTGATGTATGCCTCCCAGCCGCCCATTTCATTGACCATTTCGCCAAGCTGCTGGAAGCACGCATTCAGCCACTTTACTCCCCTCGATTTGAGCTTCGGCACTGTTCCCCAGTCGATAAAATCCGAATTTTCCCTTTCCATATACTTAATCAGGTCGAGAATTCGCATATATCGATACCAGCGTTTCTCAATGCTCCAGCCTTTGTCTGCCAGATATGAATCGATAAAACCCTGAACAGAAGGCTGATTCAGAGATATGTCCCCATACTGATGACGGTATACCGGGCGGCGGTGCAATCTGACCAAATGGAACAGGTACGCATCGGCAACCCATGTAAGCGCCTGCTGGTGGCGCTCCTGCAAGGCCTGAAGTGGCAACTTGAATTTATTGCTCATCACGTCCTGCCCAGGCTTCTTGCGCTCCAAATGGTTTACGAAGCTCAAACCCGCCAAACTCAGGGTGTTGCCAGCGCTTGCGCTTACCAGATGGAGGGCTGGAATCTTCAAGCAGAACCTGAAACGCGCTGATAAATGCCTCGCGCTTTACGCAGATGCCGCGTACGCCTTCTATATAGCCCGTAGGAAGGTTTGCGAATGTCACCAGACGGCGGCAACTGGCATCAGAAAGACCGGTCTCCCATGAAACTTTGTGAACCGGAACTAATTCATTAGCTACCGGTGCTGCTTGCGAATCGGGGTTATGGGCAAACCATTCATGAATATCATTAAATACCCCATCCAAAGGGGATGAGAGAGGTTTGGCCTCACTAGCGCTATTGTGACTTCCTTTACTGAGTGAGGCGTGTGGATTCGCACAGTCCATAACCGCTTTCAATGTTGCTGACGCAGTGGCTTCAGCTACGACGCGGGCAAGCGAAATCATATCAGGTGCCTGTGTTGCAACCAGCGGCATTACTTTACCTGATTCAAGTTCTCCCCAACGCTTAATGATTTTATAGCGATCATGAACGCTGTACCCGGTAACAAGCGTTGTAGAAAGGTCCTGATCAAGAAAGATTTCATCGACAACCTGTCGGCCATTGTGTGCTTTCATTTTAAAGAAAAATGATTGATTTTCAGTATCTTGCGGATTTGCAGGATAGATGCCAAGTTGGTTAAGCATATTTTTGATATCGCGTACGACGATGCTGCTGTGGTCTTTGCCCGTCATGCTTGAGATAGCTTTGCTTCCCATCATTGGCTGGCCGTTAATAACTTCCAGATCTGCTTTGTTTGTCGTGCTAATTGGATTACTCATCGCCTTCTTCCTCCAGTTTCTTTGCATCCTGATCGGCCAGTTCATCCAGCTCGGCTTCGAATTGCTCAGCTTCGTGGTACGTAGCAATACGTATGGATTTGAACGTTGGTGAGGAAAATTCCTCTTTGCTGTTAAGGATCCCCACTACCGCCGAAACCGCTGTTCCTGTCTCGCTGCTGCCTTGGCAAAAAATGGAATACTCACAGCGCTCTCCCAAATGGTCGGTAACCATGAAGGTGACGCGATACCAGACCTGCATAAGTTCGTCTTTCATCATTCACTTCCTCAAAATGGTTTGTTGCTGAGTAATTCGGCATACTGCTTTTTGAGCGCTTCGTGCCTGCGCTCCCATTCTTTCTGTTTGCGCTTTTTAGCCAAAATCAGGCGAACGCGCCGGGCGGTGCGGTCATGAGCAAATAAATATTGCTGAGTATGCTGACCAACACTGTGAATAATTGGCCGGGCGTCCGCGTCATACATCGGGTGATTAGTCTCAATGGCAAGGCTGTGAAAAACTTTAGTCACCATGTAATGCGCAAGATTGTTAATCGCAGCACTGCGGCTAAGGCAGCGCTTTGACCATCCGTGACGGGCCACGACAAATACAGGTGATTGCACAATGCGGAAGCATTCGTCAATCGCGTCTTCTTTTATTACCTTAAGCATTTTCTTTTCTCCCTGCGAAAGCCTGCTCTACAAGATTAGAAATAAGTGCGCCCATAAAGCCCTCACCAAAAGCTGAGAGTTTCCCGGTTTTAATTTTCACGCACTCGCTATACGTTTCAGCTATTTCTGAGTCAGCAGCAGTAGCTGATGAAACCCGGCGAACAGCCGACTCGAAAAGTTTATGAAGCGCCTTAGTGACTATTTCGGCATCTAAGGCGACAGTGGTTAGCGAACCATCAGGTAGTTCAGCTACTGCCGACATACTCCCGGTCTTTCTAACCAGATCTGCGAGGTAAATATTCACCAGTCGGGTGCGGTTGCGTTCAATTATTTTCGTCATTTGTCTTCCTGCTCTTCAAGCCTATCCAAGAATTGACAAACCTTTCCGCAGATGTCGTATGCAAGTCCGATAAGCTCATCATCGGCAGTGCATCCTTCGGTTCCATGTTCGAAAATATTTTGAAGTAAAGCGTTAAGCTGCCTTGCTGAGGATGCCGCATTTAAAACTTGCAAAATATCTAACTTCTCGTTCATCACTTCACCCCATACGCAGCACGAAGATATAATTCAGCCAGTACCCACAGGCCCGCATCGCGAAGTAATAGCACCTGACGATATTTATTTTTGTCTTTGATAAAGGACATACTTAACTCCAATAGTAAATTTAGATGCAGTTATACCCAGCGGTTAGGCTGTAATTATCTTTATTAAATGTTTACTATTTGGTTGCTGAGTTTGTTTCTATTAAAAACGCGGCTACATTTCCTGTTAATTTTTTAAGCAAGGATGCTATGGCTGAAACTTCAGAATCCGTCATTCTATTTTGAGTGTCTTCCAATAGGCTGCAAATAATCTCAGCCTGGAATGCCATCTCTTCAGCTTGTTGTGATGTAATTTCAGTTGTCATTTTTGCCATCCAGATAGCCTGAAGAGTAATAGGCAGAAGAAGAAATTTTATTTGTAGCTATGCCTAATTCAGCAAGATCAGCGATAATGCATGTTAGGTAACCTATTTCTGAAAGTTCGGCTTTATCACTCTCAGATTTTGTTGACAGTGAAAGACTGATAAAATTTATAGCTTCAAGGATTGAGGTTGTCTTAGTTTCACAGTCACATGCTAAATCGCCATAATTAATAGTTTCATTATGTGAATACCGTGCATCGGGAATGTCTACTACTTGATAAAATTTGTTAGTGCTCATCTCACTGGCTCCATTGTCTGCCGATGAGTTAATAGTACTTGAGGTTTTAGTATTTGCAATACTAAATCAGGAAATTATTAATAACCGGAGGTATTAGGTATTGATTTAGAATGGAATTTTTATGAAAAAAAGCCGGGGACCGGCTTTAGAAGGTGGGAGATCAGACGAACCGGTATTTTGCTTCTACGACTACACCAACAATTCTGCAGTTACCGTTTATGGGTAGTAGCGGGTAGCTAGGGTTAAGTGGTTTTAAAAATTTCCTACCACTATCAATAACATATTTTTTGAAAGTAGCCTCGTTCGTGTCATCAAGTTTGGCCACAACTAAGCTACCATTCTTAGGCTCTTTACCTGTGTCTACTAAGATCGCCATGCCTTCAGGGATGCTTATGCCGCTCTGAGATGTCATTGAGTCACCCTGTACACGAAGCCAGAATCCATCCCCCTCGACATGGGCGTCTGAATCTAGCCATTCATCAATGTCTTTTGGATCGGACGGCTCAAGCGCCTCTGTCCAATTCCCGGCGCTGACCCAACTTATCATAGGATAGGATGTACTTTTTTTAGGCATAGAAAGGAACTCAACATTTTTAGCATATGCATGCATCTGATTGAGTTCCTTGGCTAATTTTGGGCTAAATTCCTCCACTTCAACATCCAGAACTTTTGAAAACATCACTGCTGAGCTGATGTTTAAAGCATTGCGTCCATTCAGATAGTGCCCAACAGCACTTTGGGTAATGTTCATCTCATCAGCAATGTGCTGCTGAGTAATACCAAGATTTTTTTTCTTGGACTCATACAGAGCTTTAAGGCGTTTGGCGTCTTCAAGCTGTTCTGTCGTCAGGAGCTTTGTCGTTTTCATAGTTTATTTTAATACCTTTGGTTTGAAAATGTCTCCTACTGATAGTACTATCTCTTATAGTACTTATGATACTAAAAAGTAGGCGCAGACATGATGACCTTATCGCTCAAAGACTACGTTTCAGAAATCGGCCAGGTAAGAGCAGGCCAGAGGCTGGGTGTAACCCAGATTGCAATAAGCAAGGCATTGAGGTCTGGACGTAGCATTTTTGTTCAGATTGAAGAGGGGCATATCGCTGCCTTTGAAACTAAGCCCTTTCCAGCAAAGCAGAAATCTACCCGGCGCGTGACGGATTCAGACCATGCAGCTTGAACAGGTCACAACGATTATGCCTGCTGCATTCGTTCCAGAGGATGGCAAATGGATTCAGGAGCAGCTTAACAGCTTGCCCGTGTCCATGCGTCACCGCGTGGCGAGTCAGTATGCAGAAGTCTACTGGGCATCATTCGATGCTGAACCTATGCCATACCGTCAGCAGAACGCCGGACGCCGTGAGGCTAATACGCGCCTGCGCCTGTATGTGACCCGCTATCAGAATGCAGCTATGGGGCTGACTGAAAAACCCACTCTTGCCAGTGACCACGCCAAGCCGGTAGTTGCTGAGCAGATCGGAGAGGATCAGCTGGCACAGGGGTGGTGGTGATGTACGGACTGACAGCGAACACCATCGAGGGCCTGTGTTACTGGCAAGGCAAAAATAGTGAGGTTTGCACTCGGTCAAAACCTAAAAACATCAAATTCAAGGTCAACGGCGGATCGAGTCTTCGAGCACTCCACCTAAGGATAAGGAGAGGGCAACTTAACTTATCTATAAAAAACAACATCTTAACTAACATGAAAACGACAGGGTTTGTCGCTTTACATAACAGGGTTTGTCGTATTGTTATAAATCAATGGGTTACGGTGAGTTATGACCAGATTCTGTCGAATGTTTAATAACCGGGTTTTATTCGAGCGTTTATCGAAGGTTTCCCCGGCTGCGGTTCGACTCTTCGGTCTGTTGGTTGAAAGGGCGGACTGGAGGCTGGGCAGTTACGTTGCCCCGGAAAACTCTATCACTGATGCGCTGGGGCTGACTGACAGAAGTATTCAGAGGGCAAACAAAGAGTTGATCGAGATCGGATTAATTAAATACAAGCGGGGAGGGATATATGCCATCAACCCTGAGTTTGTATGGGGCGGTCGCAGCTGGAACATTGTTAAAGCCAGTTACTACACGATGGGTTCTAAGGCAGCTCAGGTGATTAACATCACTGATATCAGAGGCGTACTGAATATGGAAACTGGGGAAATTGAAGGGCATGAAACCTTGAGGGAGGTTTCAGCCCGTAAATCAAAAGGACCTAAAGCATGCTGAATCTCAAACCAAAGACCAAGCAAATCACCGGGCTGCAGATGCTGCGCGATGACTGGAATAACTATCGCACATTCCTGCTCTACGCACCAGTGGGCTATGGCAAGACGTTCATCTCAGCCTATCTGGCAGATAAGGCGATGGAGAGCGGTAAGCGCACCATGTTCGTTGCGCCATACCTAACGCTGGTTCACCAGACTGCTCAGCGGTTTATACAGTACGGTTTGCCAGAGGAGCAAATCAGCTATGTCTGGCGCGATTACCAGCCTCACGATCAGAGCCGACTAATTCAGATTGCTTCAGCAGACACACTGATCCGCAGGGAGTTTCCTGACAACATCGACCTACTCATTGTCGATGAAGCTCACATGAAGCGTCGTGCCTTGCTTGAGATTATCCGCGACCGCGACATTCGTGTTGTCGGGCTGTCTGGAACGCCTTTCTCGCCGTGGATGGGCCAGTATTACGAGCGCCTCATCAAACCCACCACGATGAAAGAGCTGATAAGCATTGGTGACCTTAGTCCCTACGAATTTTACGCGCCGACTACACCTGACTTGAAAGGGGTAAAAACTTCCAGCCTGTCGGGATTTGGACGCGACTACAACGAAGACCAGTTGGCCGAGATTATGGGTGATGCCGCTTTGGTGGGCGATATCGTCAGCAACTGGCTGCAGAACGGCGAGGACCGGCCAACTGTTTGCTTCTGTGTCAACCAGTCTCATGCCGGGTTCATAACGACTGAGTTTAACCGTGCTGGAGTGGCGGCGGAGATCATGATTGATGCCACTCCGCCAGATGAACGTCGAATGATTATTCATCGCTTCGAACAGGGCGTAACGAAGATAATCGTTAACGTTGGTGTGCTGACCGCAGGCTTTGACAGCGATGTACGGTGCATCATCTATGCCCGTCCAACAAAATCAGAAATGCGCTGGATTCAGGTGTTGGGTCGCGGACTCCGCACGGCACCAGGGAAAGACCATTGTCTGATTTTTGATCACAGCGGTAGCATACACCGCCTGGGCTACCCGGATGACATCGAGTATGACGACTTGAGCGGCAAAAGTGACGGCATGAAATCAGCTGCAGGTAGTAGCGAACCTGAGAAGATCGAGAAGAAACCCAAAGAGTGTTCGCAGTGCCATTTCATGAAGCCTGCTGGGGTATATGTATGCCCGAAGTGTGGATTCAAGCCTGTAGGTGGAGAGAACGTAGAAACGGACACTACCCGCAAACTGCACCGCCTAAAGGGGAATGTCAGAACCTATAGCCGCAAGGATAAGCAGTCATGGTGGAGTCAGATCAAGGGGTACCAGCGCTACCGCGCACTTAGTGGTGGTAAGAATTTATCTGATGGATGGTGCGCTCATACTTTCAGGGATAAGTTCGGAGAATGGCCAAATGGGCTATCAGATATTCCTCTGGAAACAGGTCCAGAGGTCTGGGGCTATATCAAATCAAAATTTATCGCATTCAGTAAGTCAAGAGGTGCTGCCTGATGAAAACGGTTGAGGCGGCACTTGGCAAGTGGCCGCAGATTTTTAAAGCTCTTGGGCTTCCTCCGGTTACGGGACTGAAGCACTGGGCGAAAGAGTGCCCGGTTTGTGGGCGAAAGGGTAAATATCGTTGTGATGACAAAGAGGGCAGAGGCACATGGATTTGCAGTTGTGGCAGTGGTGATGGCTGGAAGCTTCTTGAGCTAACTCAACAGAAGACCATTGGCGAACTGTTTACTGAAGTAGATCAGATTATCGGCAACGTGTGGAAGCGCGATAACGATGAACAACTAAAACAACGGCAGGCTGCCACGGTGGATCAGGTTCGTGATGCCGTTCTGCGAAAGTTTTCAGGCATGAATGGCCTGCGCGACACACCGGCACAGGCATATCTCAATAGCAGAGGCATATTTTCTTTGCCATCGATGGAGTCCGCCCGTTATTGCGACAGGCAGTCAGTTAATGGCGGCGGCGTGTATCAGGCAATCTGGTCAATGGTAACGGATAATAAGGCCAATCTCTGCTACCTGCACAGGACCTTACTCAGCGGCGATCGGAAAGCAGATGTTGATATGGCAAAAAAGCAAAAAAAACTTCAGGACGATAATTTTCTGGAGTATGCGACTTCAGTCGCAATACGTCTTTTCCCTGTTGCATCAACGCTAGGAATCGCTGAGGGAATTGAAACTGCGCTTTCATGTAAGCAGCTCTATCACGTTAATACCTGGTCAGTTATCAACTCCAACTTTATGGCGAAATTTATCGCGCCAGCTGGAGTTAAGCATCTGGTTATTTTCACGGATATGGATCCGCATTCCGCAACAGGCCATGCAGCGGCATATGCCTGCGCCCACAAAAACCTGTTGGCCAAAAACGATATCGAGAAGATCACCGTGCGCTGGCCGGACTCAGGCGATTTCAATGATTTGATTCAGAAGGGCGAGAAGGTTCGGGAACTCACATTCAGTAAAAAGGTGGAGGCATAATGCGAGACATTTCAATGGTTCTTGAGCGCTGGGGCGCATGGGCGGCTAGTGGAGATACCAATATCGGCTATCCGCGCACTGCTGCTGGATTATCTCGTCTCCTCCCTGCCAGCAGGGCCGGGCGACCATCGTGCTGTGATGATGACGGGATGTTTATCAACGAGGCAATGATCCGCCTGAGTAAGCACGATGAATATTTGTGCGCAATAATCGAGAAATACTATATCGATGGAATGACGCTCAGGGCGCTGGAGAAAGTGCTTGGGATTTCCTACAACACTGTATCAGTGCGTATCCAGCAAGGTGAAGCATTCATTCAGGGGGGGTTATGTGCTCTCGACATCAAACTGGAAATGGACAGAGAGTGCCAAAAAGAAAATATTTTGCCACCAAAGCTCAAATTAGTTGTGTCATGACAAAATCGCAATTAATCTGATAAGAGTGGTTACTACGTCACTCAGCTTAATCATCTAAACCTCGCTCCGGCGGGGTTTTTTGCTTTCTGGAGTGCAGTTATGCCTAGCGAAAAGCAACAGCCCTATTTCTATAATCCCGGCATGAACCCGTTGCAGCTTGAGGAATGGCTAAATCAGCAAAAGTTGCACGTGGCGCATTTTAATCGCCTCTGCAAAGAGCGAGCCGCCCTTTATGAACAGCTCGAACAGGTGGAGTCTACGCTTGAGCGTCTTTCATCATCAGGTTTTGAAGGAACGTTGAGTTTTCCTTGTGGTCCCAATCCGCTTCTGGAAAATCATCAAAGCGATAAGAGTACGTAGGCAGATTAAAAGCGCTCAACGCCACCTGAGCATCTTTGTTGATGTTATCAATCCTCAGCTCATCCTGTATGACGAATAAAGCATCTTCGAAAGAAAGTAATCTTATATCTTCAGGAAGCCACTTAGTTTTGACAAAGATCAGGTGGTTTAATGCGGCTTTTCCTTCGAGTGGATTAAAGATGGTCCCATATTTCACTCGGTGTCTATGAAGGACCATTTCCAAGATAAATACCGCTGCCGTTCGGTTTCTTATCTGATTGTCCTGCTGGCTACCTGCGTAGTAAGCAGAGTGAGACATGTTGCGGTTATCACAGATCCTGGAACGTATTGAAAAAAGCAGATTATGGTAATCGGACATGCTGATTTCCCTTTTCCTTTTTGATGGGGTGATTAAGGTGCGACCAACTGATTTGCCTTTTGGATGTCAAGAAAGCTCTTTAACCAGATGATTCATTTTGGAGAGCACTTCTTCAGGGTTTTTGACGTAAAAGCTCGCCGGGAAGAAAACGCTGTTAGATAGACTTTCATCATCCCAATGCACTGTTTTGGCAATTTTGTGCCCTTCAAGATACTGAGCATACGCTTTCATGAGACTCTTCCTTTTACGGGGTCCTGCACGCGCACAAAGGTGATGTATATCCACTTCGCGGATGGTCTGGAAAGGGTATGAGTCAGATTTAATGGCGGATACCTCCATAAGTAGTTTTTCTAAAATCGGCGCGGCGGCAGCCCGGTAGGCTTTCCTTTTGTCACTGAGCCTGCTTATGAAAATCGGAACAATGATAGCCAAAACAGGAATTGCTATACCGATGATGAAGCTTTTGAAATCCATGAGGTAATTTCCATGTCTGCATTAATCAACGAGCTTATCCCTTACATTTCACTGGCCGTGTCGTGCTTTGGGCTGGGTTATAATATTGGGTTTGTACGTGGCCGCGACTGAGCATCAGATTAGTGACAACAGGACCACGATGGAATCCTGATATTTACACAGTGGGTATAACGACATCAGTCTGCACCAGGATTTAGAGATTTCCATTTGGTGTTTTATCTCACCCTCTGGATAGCGAGCAAGCCGTTTATCTCTCCGATGGGCCGCAGTACCAGCATGACACTTTTTGTGTTAGTTGCAGGAATCTTCCTATTAGATATACTTGAGTTTTTTTCTGGGAGGTTTCATATGAGCAAAGAGTGTTTTATGGATACCGTGCTCGCTTGGATTGGAGAAAACCCTGACCGCAGCGCCCGTCAGATTGCCAGCGGGACCGGTTTGAAGGTGCATCAGACATCTAATGCGTTAAGAACCCTGGTGAAGAAGGGGGTCGTTTTATGCAACCAACGCAATGGCAAATGCACCTACAGAACTGGGAAAAATATTGAGTTTGGAAGAAGCAGAGTGCTGAATGATTTTAATGATTTAATAAGTTGCGTTCGAAAATCATTTGATGTTCCTAGTGGCTAGATATTCTCAAGTATTGACCCCGGCACACATCGATAAACCCACTTCCCGATGGGTCTTGGCTTAAATGCAACCAGTGGGGTTATCGATGTGGTGAATGCGCAGGCTGATGCGCTAGAGACGGCACCCCCTTAATGAGGACTGCGCTATCTCTGGAGGAAAGTCTTGGGGCACAACATGCCAGAGAAAGCCGGAGATCAGCGCCGGCCGCCACACATAATTCATAGGTCGCCACTGGGCGGCCTTTTTCATTCATAGGAGCATAGTCAAATGCTGGCATCAATTAAGGCCGACACCAGCGGCATTGAGAGAAAACTGCAGGCATTACTTGAAGTGCTTCCCGAGCATATACCTGACCAGTTCGGCAGCATGTTGTCTGACTTGGTCGACAATATCATCCTTGTGAATGGTACGCCCGCAGTTGCTGCAGGTGGTTCCTTCGATATCGTTTGTGTCGCTGATTTCAGTGGGACTGCTTACGACAAGGTCATGGCTGCAGCCAGGGCATTTAAAGCTGACAGTATCGCCCATTAAATACTCCATATCTGTAAGGTTATTTTTGGCGATTTAACGATAACAGAAATGGATATGACCAGCCAGAAGCTATCTGGCACCAATTTTAAGGCTCACTACGGTGGGCCTTTTTCATTTACCTCTCCCACACACGGCACCAGCGGCAACCGCCGAGGTGAGCATATGAAAATGGAACAACAACCTGGAAACATCGTCACCCAGTTTTTTGCGTGGCTTGCGACCATTGCTGGCGTACTGGGATGGACGACTCAGGATCTGGTCTATTTCATTTTTGGTTTTATAGGCGTGGTGATTTCACTGGCCTCGTACATCAATGGCCGCATAGATGCCCGCGCCGCACGCAGAGAAGACCAGCGCCGCACAAGAATCATGGAAGACTACATCGCTGACGTTAAGAAAAAGCCTTTAGAGGACCGCCCCAGCGCGGTTGAGGTTATTTCAGAGGCGGCAGATAAGGCTGAGGCTTGAATGCTGAATTTGATGAGGATTTGAGAGGTTGAATGTTCGGTGCTGCGACTGGCGGGTGACGAAAGGCCAGCAACTGCCAGGGTGGTTACTGAGGATGTGAAACGGATGGAAATTTATGTCTCAACTGATTAGAAAAGCCGGTTCCGCTGGTGGAATAGTTTGCTCTGTCGGGACCATCATCGCTCTAGTTTTAAGTGCAGGCCATGTGCGAACGAGCGATCGCGGACTAGAGCTGATCGGTAACGCTGAATCCTGCCGCCGGGACCCCTATGTATGTCCTGCAGGTGTGCTGACGGATGGCATGGGCAACACGCACGATGTAAAGCCCGGTACCATCAAGAATGACCAGTTGATCGCGTTAGAATGGGAAAAAAATATTCTCGATGCTGAATCTTGCGTTAATCGTTATGCCAACTGGAAGAAACTGTCCGATGATACTTTCAGTGCGGCTGTATCAGTAACGTTTCGCGCAGGATGTGGCAATATGCGCAGCTCAACTATGTTCTACCTCTTTCGAAGCGGTGACGTAAAAGCGGCGTGCTATCAGTTTACCCGCTGGGTTTGGGGTGGGGGAAGAAAGTTACCTGGTTTAATTAAAAGGGCTTCTAAAGAACAAGAACTGTGTTTATCGGGAATAAATGGGCGCTGATTTCAGCGCCCTAGATTTTATAGAGCGCAGCTGACATCACCTTCAGGGCAATTGAGCATCTCTTTAAGTTCTTTGGTCCGTTGTTCCGTTTTTCCAGTAAGGCAGTGACTTACATTCATCGAGTTGATAGACCCATCCCGTGAGGAGTAAGTCTGGAATTTACAGTCAGTGTCGCGGTATTCGATCCACTTATTCTGTGATTTTTTTAATAAATTTGTTTGCTCCCCTGATGTTGCCTTAAGCACTTGCTGGTAAGTGTTATTCAGCTCGTTATCAGATTTTTTGTACTCAGCAGATGCGCACTGATTCATGTCAAGTTGAGTTTGGGCATTGTTACAATCTAGTGCGAATGCACTGGTCATTGGGAGTAAAACCAGTAATGGAAAAATCAATTTCTTCATAACATCTCCTTGTCCCTCAATCATTTGAGGTGGAAGGATTATAGCTAATTGATCGTTCACTGAGAAAATTTTTCATGGACTGGTGCTTCTTCATTGCGGTAATTCTGTCATGAGCCGGATAAATGCAGTTATCGCTGCTGTATTCCTGCTGCTGTTAATCGCGCTGGGTGGTGCGGCCGTTTACTACCACGGCCAATACAGCGACCAACGCACGGCCAACCAGCAGCTGCAACGCGACAACGACCAGCAGGGTGCTGTGATCGCTACCCAGGCATTCCAGTTTAACCGCTTCAACGAGATAGCCGACAGGCAGCAGCAATATGCTGTCACTCTGACTGGCAAGGCGCAGGAGAAAGAAATTGAGTATCGCACCATCCTCAAGAGTGAGCCGACCTGTGCTCTGCCTGTGCCTGCTGCTATCGCTGGCCGGTTGCTCGACTACACGAATCGTCTACGTGCCAGCGCAATGCACGCCTATCCCGGCCTCGTTGATGAAGCCAATGCTGGTACCACTGCCCCCGGCACCCTGACTTACTGCCAGGCGGTGCTGTGGATTAATCAGCTACTGACAGTCATCGACATCGGGAACGGCCAATTCACGGACATCAGAGAAGCAGATAAAACCAGAGCCTCGCACTAGCGGGGCTTTTTATTGCTGTTTTGTTGAGGAAAATTTAATGGGTTTTAAATATCAAATTGGTCAGGTCGTTCACGCCACCATTAGTGGCGAACAGGGAAATGTAAAGGCGCGAGCTGAATACAATGCAGGGCCAAATCAGTATTTTATTCATTACCAGACTGCTGACGGACGCGCTGCTGATCGCTGGTTTGAGGAAGGCGAATTGTCTCCATCCATGGACGTTGAAAAGGCCAACAGCAAAGAAAAGGAAGGTTCTCGGCTTGCTGAAGTGGTCAGCTCTGTAATCTCTGACCGGATTCGCAAAGAATTACTGCCTGGCGGCCTGCTGTATAGTCGTTAATTATCGAGGTGAAGATGGAAGTGGTCATCGACGGCGTGCCATATGCACCTGCTGCACAGCAACGGTCCAACATTGGCTGGCGTTCTTAAAATACCCGGCCAATTTTTCATTAAATTAGTTCCCTCCAGAAAAAAATCGACATGCCCGTCACGGGGCAACAAACCACAGAGCCTTGCGGGGTGAGCCTATGGGGTAAGCAGTAATGCTTTCACTCTGTGGGCTGCTTTTATCCGCGTGAACTTAGGCTCACCACCGAAAGGAAAAGCATATGAATCAGTATTCATCAGGGGGTTTAGCAGATAGACCTAGCGGCGAAAAGGCTCAATGCAAAATAGATGGCTGCGAAAGCAAGCATCAAGCACGCGGGTATTGCCAGGTACACTATTTGCGAATTAAGCAATACGGAAGGGCTGACCTGTTACCAAAAGCCAGCGTTGAAGACAGATTTTGGAAAAGAGTCGATAAGAATCAAGATTGTTGGGTTTGGAAGGGAGCAATTACCCCCTTTGGTTACGGTAACTGGACATGGAAAGAGCGCGGAAAGCTCATGACCGATTCAGCTCATCATTTCGCATTTGTATTATCAGGACGAAAAATCCCTGATGGATTTCATCTAGATCATCTCTGCAGAAACAGGAAGTGCTGTAACCCTGATCACCTTGAGCCAGTGACACCTCGTGAAAATACTTTGCGTGGCATCGGGCCGAGCGCAGAAAACGCCAGAAAAACACATTGCAAACGAGGTCATGAGTTCTCATTCAGTAATACTAGATTGAGGCAGGGTAAGTATGGATTGCAGAGGGTGTGCAGGAAATGTCAGGCTGAGGAAGCAAAAGCAAGGAGGCTAAGATGTCCTCTTTAAAAGTAACCATAAATGGGATCAATTATTCCCCCTCTGCAAAGTCTAATCGTATTGGAATTGCCGTGACCACCCATAATCGTCAGGCAGTGCTGGATAAAGCGCTGGAGCATCAGCTCCGTTATTTACCGCCCGGTGCGCTGGTGGTTGTTATCGATGATGGTTCAGCAAAGCCTGTTTCCGTCCCTGATGGTGTACGGCTGATTCGCTGTGACATGTCACGTGGCATTGTCGCATCGAAGAACGCCAGTATTGAGGCGCTGATTGATGCCGGATGTGAGCATCTTTTTTTGTGGGACGATGACGCATGGCCTATAGCTGGTGGATGGGAACAGCCTTACATCGATTCACCCGAGCCGCACCTCGCTTACCAGTTCCTTGACCTGGCTGGCCCACGTAAGCTTAAAGACCTCGCCGTACTGTACCAGGACGATAAGCACATCGCTTACACCGGACAGCGAGGCGTGATGCTTTACTACCACCGCTCAGCGATTGAGAAGGTTGGCGGCTTCGACCCGGTTTACGGGCGCGGCATGTACGAACACTCTGACCTGGCGCTACGCATTCATAACGCCGGGTTAACCAGCTGGGCGTTCGCTGACGTTGCTGGCTCCGAAAAGCTGATTTACTCGCTGGACGAACATGAAGCGGTGGACCGTTCAGTACCGAAGCCTGACCGTGAAGCGCTGGTTAAGCGCAACGTGACGATTCATAACGAGCGCCGAGACAGCGGATACGCCGGATATGCTGAGTATCGAAGCCAGCGCAACGTGGTTATCACGACACTGCTGACCAGCCAGCCTGACCCACAGCGCGGTACCAAACTGACTCCATTATCTGACCTGCTGAGAAAGTGGGCCACGTCAATTAAAGGCGCTGATGCTGTTGTGCTGGCTGACGAACTCCCTACAGCACCGAACGGGGCAACCATCCACCGGGTGCCTGATGTGGCGATGAACGTCTACTTCCGGCGCTGGCTGCATATTTACCAGTACCTTCGCGAGCATCCTGAATACCGGTTCGTCTGGTGTACCGATGGCACTGACGTCGAAATGCTGCTCGAGCCTTGGGAAGAGATGGAGCCTGGCCGACTGTATGTCGGTTCGGAGCCAAAGACCTACGCTGACGCATGGGCCACTACCAATCACCCGGAGCGGCCTTATGCTGAGTTCATTGCCGCACATCGTAATGAGCTGATGCTTAACGCTGGCCTGCTCGGTGGCACACGTGAAGATGTGATGGCATACGCGCATGCGATCGTCCGCATCTGGTATCGTACCGAGTCAAACAGGTTCTGGGGCAAAGAGAAGGTTAAGCCATGCGTGGGCGATATGATCGCATTCGGCATCGTTGGTTATCAGCAGCGCGACAAACTGGTGACCGGCCCGCGAGTGCATACCGTGTTTAAAACTGATGGCGTGGGTAAAGAGTGCGCCTGGTGGAAGCATAAATAGGCTGAAAGGCAGGAGATAAAAGTGGAAATTAACATTAGCTTTCCAGAAATAGGAAGCAGAATGCAATGGTCCGATAAAGTTGAAGATGGTGATGTGATAGGTGGAATGCAATTTATCAAGAAGATATCTTCGAAGATAAAAGTTTCTAAATTGAACGGTGTGCACCCTAGCGTTGAATTGGTGACGCATTACACTGAAGACTTTGACCCATCCGTTAGTTTTTCAGAGTTTGAAGCAAGGGCAAGTGAGCACATAAAAAACATCCTGTCAGGGCTGAATGTCCCCGCATAGCGGGGACTTGCATTACTTAATCTTGTGATAAATATTATCAGCTTTAGCGTATATATGGCTTACAGATAAGGCGGTATCCTTTTGGTCAGGTGACATCTGGTTATCGTCAAACCCAAAAGCTTTATCCATATACGATACGAACCTTCTTCTGAAATCACCCGGATCTGATGACTCAGCCATTGCCACTGCAAGTACGAATGCAAATACATCTTTCTGTCTATCGGTAAACGTTGAGCTCATTTACATTTCCTTTTCAGGGGTAATCAGCCATCCCTCCTGTTGTGAACGTCAGTGCCGCAAACACGGACGGGCTGAGGACATATAGTAACCAGGGTTAATCTATGGGCGAAGAAATAATGATTGTGGTTGTCGGCCACCACTCCCGCCGCAACATGGCTATGCGCCTGGCTGAATCGCTGGATGCTCACCTGCTTATTGATGAAGAGGGCAACGGGGCGAACTGGAATCACCGCCGTGCCATCGCATGGGCAGGCCAGCAGGATTGCAGGGTGGTGATTGTTGAAGATGATGCGCTTCCTGTTCCTGGCTTCGCGTCACTGGCTCAGGAATGGGTGGATAAATTCCCTGACAACATCTGTTCGTTCTACCTCGGCACCGGACGCCCGCCGCAATACCAGATGCAGATAGCAGCCAGCCTCATCGAGGCAGACAAGCGGCAGTCCGACTACATCACGATGGATAGGCTTTTGCACGGCGTGTGCTACAGCCCTCCACCGAACGGCATCAGCACAATCCTGAAGAACTGGAACAGCACTAAAGCCGCCGACTATGCCGTTGGTGATGCGCTTGGCCGCAAGGTCATCTATCCGTGCTACTCACTGGTGGACCATGCCGATGGCCTGCCGGTTGAGCGGCACCCCGACAACACCTCGCGCACTGAGCGCCGCAGGGCATGGCGATTGGCACAGCAGGTAATGTAATGGCCAGACTAAAAACAATGAAGCCACGGCTATCAGTGATGAACGCCAGCAGGCTCAAGCCGTTGACCGTTGCGGATACCCGTATAACAGGCTGGAAGCTTCAGGAGCGGCGCAAGAGGCTGTGGAAGGCTAACCCCTTCTGTGCTGATTGTGGTCGGCTGACAGAGTACCCACATGGGTTCGAACTGGATCACAAGGTCGCTCTCTTCAAGGGTGGCGAAGACACTGACGCCAACTGTCAAATCCTCTGCTGCGGTGATGAAGGGTGTCACCGGAAGAAGACCAAAGCCGACATGAAGCGATTTTGATTCTCATTAAAGGGTGGGGGGGTAGGTCAGAAGTCTGAGGCGCGTTGCTTACGAAACCGCCCCCCCTCTCACGCACAGAAAATACCCCTTTTTTTAAGGTTGTTAACCCACTCGGTTAACCCTGTAAACCCATGAGGTAACCATGCTGACAGGGCAGAAAAAGAAGTTTGCTGATGCCCTGATGAAGGGCAGTAATCAACGCCAGGCCGCTATTCATGCGGGATACAGTGAAAAAACGGCGAAGGTGAAAGGAAGCCAGCTTGCCAAAGATAAGGACGTGATCGGTTATATGGAAAGGGTCAGGGCAGTTAACCCTGCTGACTCAATGCCAGAGCTTGTCGGTCAGGAAGATTTACCCCCGGTAGAAACGCCACCTCAGTTTGATGATCCCATCGCAGTGATGAAGCGCATCATGAGCGATAACATTCTGGTTGATCCAAAACTAAGCCTGGAAGCCGCCGCAAAGCTTGCCCCTTACGTATGCAAGAAAATGGGCGATACGGGTAAGAAAGAAGCCAAAGATGCAGCAGCGAAAAAAGTAGCCAGCAAGTTTAGCGGAATGGCCCCGCCTCAGCTCATTGTGAATAACGGGAGATAGAAATGCCTGAATGGTCCACTGCCTGCACTGACTGGGCTGCCAGGCTGGTTAACCGGCAGTCAATCATCCCGCCGCCTATTTTCACAGATTCCGGCCAGCATGCTCTCTCCATATTCAAAGAGCTAAAGGTTACAGACCTGCCTGGCAAGCCCACTTTCGGGGAGTGCTCAGAGCAGTGGGTATTTGATTTCGTGCTGGCAATTTTTGGCGGCTATGACCAGCAGACGGGAAAACAGCTTATCCGCGAATACGGCCTGCTGATAAGCAAGAAGAACACCAAATCGACAATTGCTGCCGGGATTATGCTGACGGCCCTGATTATCTGCTGGCGCGCTGACGAGGAGCACTTGATTCTGGCACCAACCAAAGAGGTTGCCGATAACTGCTTCAAGCCAGCGGCCAGCATGGTGCGTGAAGACGAAGAGCTTTCAGCGCTGTTTCATGTACAGGACCACATTCGCACGATCACCCACCGCGTCAACCGCAACAGCCTGAAGGTGGTGGCTGCGGACAGCGATACGGTCTCGGGTAAAAAAGCGGGGCGAATACTGGTGGAAGAGCTGTGGCTTTTCGGCAAAAACGCTAAAGCCGATGCAATGTTCATTGAGGCACTGGGTGGGCAGGTGTCACGCGATGAGGGGTGGGTCATTTACCTCACAACGCAGAGCGATGAACCACCTGCAGGCGTATTCAAAAAGAAACTGGATTACTGGCGCAACGTCCGGGACGGAGTGATTAAGGACGGTAAAACGCTCGGCATCCTTTACGAGTTCCCGCCGGATATGGTTGAGAACGACGGGTTCCGAAACCCTGATAATTTTTACATTACCAACCCAAATATGGGTCGCTCCGTCAGTAAAGAGTGGCTGGATGATGAATACCTGAAGCGCTCGCAGGAAGATGAAGGCAGTCTGCGCAAGTTTCTTGCCAAGCATCTGAACGTAGAGATCGGCATGAACCTTCGCAACGACCGATGGGCCGGGGCCGAGTTCTGGGAGGTGCAGGCCGACCCGTCAGTGACTTTCAAGCAGATTCTGGCGCGGTGCGAAGTCATCACCGTTGGCATTGATGGCGGCGGTCTTGACGATCTGCTTGGCCTGTCCATTGCCGGGCGTGATAGCAAAACCCGCCACTGGCTCACCTGGTCCCATGCCTGGTGCCACGTTAAGGCGCTGGAGCGGCGCAAAAGCGAGGAAAGCAAACTGCGGGATTTTGAGAAGCAGGGCGATCTGACGATAGTTAAAAAAGTTGGCGACGATGCCGATGAAGTGGCGATGTACGTATCGCAGATTTATGAGGCCGGGCTGCTGGATAAAGTCGGCATGGACCCGGCAGGCATCGGGGTACTCCTGGATACGCTGATTGACGCTGGCATACCTCAGGATTCAGTAGTTGGCGTCAGTCAGGGGTGGAAGCTCGGCGGTGCATGTAAGACGACCGAGCGTAAACTTGCTGAAGGCGCTCTCAGGCATGCGACTCAGCCGCTGATGAACTGGTGCGTGGGTAATGCAAAAGTTGTCATCAGCGGAAATGCCCCACTGGTAACTAAAGGGGCCAGCGGGATCGGTAAAATCGACCCATTAATGGCACTTTTTAACGCCATTTTTTTGATGGCACTGAACCCGTCAGCAACCAAAAAAGATTACAGCGTGTTTTTCATTTAGAAATTCCGCCCTCAACGACCCGCTCATGCGGGTTTTTTCGTTTCTGGAGAAAGGGAAATGAAGAATCAGCACGCCGTCAGCCTTCTTAAGGTTAAGGCGGTCAACGAGGATACGCGGGAAATCACGGGTATTGCGACAACGCCTTCACCGGATCGCTATGGCGACATAGTGATGCCCGAGGGGGCAAAGTTTCAGTTACCCATCCCGCTGCTCTGGCAGCACGACCATCAGTCTCCTGTAGGACAGGTCACCAGTGCGAAGGTGACCGCCGAGGGAATTGAAATTAAAGCTACCCTGGCAAAAGCGGACTCACCGAGCCAGCTTGCCGCCAGGCTTGAAGAGGCATGGCAAAGCATCCGCCTTGGCCTTGTGAAAGGGTTGTCAATCGGCTTTCGGCCAATTGAATACGCCTATATCGACGAGGGCGGCGTCCGCTATACCAGCTGGGAGTGGTACGAACTCTCCGTTGTAACGGTGCCTGCCAACGCCGAAGGCACCATCCAGACCGTTAAATCTATCGACGAGAGACTGCGTGCCGCGTCAGGCAAACCGCAAATCGCGTCGAAAACCGAAAAATCTGCTGGCGCTACAGCACAAAAAAACTCTCAGACTAAAGGATTCAAAATGAACATTTCCGAGCAGATTAAAACCTTCGAAACCAAACGCGCTACCCTCGATGCTGAGCGTCAGGCGGTTATGTCCAAGTCTTTCGATGAAGGCCGCACGCTTGATACGGAAGAAGAAGAGAAATACGACGAGGTGAGCGCGGAAATTAAATCCGTGGATGCTCACCTGGCACGCCTGCGCGACATGGAATCGGCTAAAGCCTCAACGGCTCAGCCAGTTCAGAAAGCAGCGGGTGGTGCGGTAGTAAATACGGTCGATACCCGCTCTCCTGCGGTAATCCGTGTTGAGAAACCGCTGGAAAAGGGGATCGCTTTCGCCCGTTTCGCCAAGTCACTGGCTGCAGCTAACGGTAGCCGCACAGAAGCGCTGGCCATCGCCAAAAACCAGTATCCTCTGGACGCCAAACTGCATCACGTATTAAAAGCTGCAGTTGGAGCAGGCACCACTACCGATCCGAAATGGGCTGGCAGCCTGGTGGAATACCAGGAGTATGCTCAGGACTTTATCGAGTACCTGCGCCCTCAGACACTGATTGGCCGATTCGGTCAGGGGAATATCCCTGGGCTGCGTAGCGTGCCATTCAACGTGCGCATTCCTGCGCAGACTTCGGGTGGTTCGGCCAGCTGGGTTGGTCAGGGTAAAGCAAAACCGCTGACGAAGTTCGACTTCGAATCCATCACCTTCGGCTTTGCCAAGGTGGCGGCAATCGCGGTTCTTACCGATGAACTGATCCGCTTCTCTAACCCTGCCGCTGATGCACTGGTGCGTAACGCGCTGGCAGAAGCAGTTATCGCGCGGCTTGATACTGACTTCATCGACCCGACAAAAGCTGAAGTCGCTAACGTTTCACCGGCTTCCATCACTAACGGCATTACCGGCATCCCGTCTACCGGAAATCCTGATGATGATGCCTCAGCGGCATTTGCTACATTTGTGGCCGCCGACCTCCAGCCGACCGGCGCAGTCTGGCTGATGTCCAGCACTACCGCGCTGTCTCTGTCTATGCGTAAAAATGCGCTGGGACAGAAGGAATACCCGGATATGACCATGCTCGGCGGTACTTTCCAGGGCCTTCCGGTCATCGTCTCGCAGTATGTGGGAACTCAGCTGGTGCTGGTCAATGCACCTGATATCTATCTGGCCGATGATGGCGGTGTCGCTGTCGACATGTCTCGCGAAGCATCGCTGGAGATGTCCACCGCGCCGACCAGTGACAGCACGACACCGACTGCGGTGGAGATGGTTTCTATGTTCCAGACCAACAGCGTGGCCATCCGCGCCGAACGCTGGATTAACTGGAAGCGCCGCCGTAACGCAGCAGTTGCCGTTATCACTAACGTCAACTACAGCGCAAACGCTGGCAGCTAAAAGGAGATGCGGGGAGAAATCCCCGCTCTTGGCCTATGAAACAGGCTCGCTATTTGAAAAACACTCACGATGCATACGCGGGTGAGAAACGCTTTCTGCGTGACGATCACGCGGAGGTTCTCCGCTTAACCGGCTATGTCGAATTTATTGATACGGTCGAGAAGAAGGCAAAGAGCCAGAAAAAGAATTAAGCCCGGGAGAAGCTGCCAATGTTAGGTTTCCGCAAAAAGCCAAAGCAGGAAAAGGCGCTTCAGGCTGCCAGTAATGGCGGCTGGCGCAGAGTTTTTGAGTCGTTTACGGGGGCGTGGCAGAGAAACATTGAGGTGGATGCCACAACAGTTCTGGCGTATCACGCGGTTTTCTCCTGTATTTCACTCATATCAGCAGACATTGCCAAAATGCCACTTCAGCTGAAAAAGAAGCTGGGTAGCGGAATATGGGCCGATCATGCAGACCCCAAAATTTCACCGCTGCTGAGGAAGCCAAACAGCTTTCAGACGCGGATGCAGTTTGTAGAGTGCTGGATGAACTCAAAGCTTTCTGATGGGAATACGTATGTCCTGAAGCTGCGTGATAGCAGTGGAGAGGTCAGGCAGTTACGCGTTCTCGACCCCAATAAGGTCACGCCCTACGTCACCGACGATGGGGAGATTTTCTATCAGGTGCGCCCTGATAACGTTCACGGGATTGAGCAGCAGGTAATGGTTCCCGCGCGGGAAATAATCCATGACCGCTTCAACTGCTTTTACCATCCGCTCTGTGGGCTTTCACCTATTTATGCGTGTGGTTTAACGGCCATGCAGGGGGATGCCATTCTGACTAATTCCGCCAACCATTTTAAAAATGGTGGAAGGCCTGGCGGTGTGATTAAGGTCCCCGGCTCCGTCGACAGAGACAAGGCCAAAGATATAAAGCAGGACTGGGATGCGGGGTATTCTGGTGCTAATGCGGGCAAAACTGGCCTGCTTGCTGACGGCGCTGAATTTGTCACCATATCCATGACGGCCGTTGACGCGCAGATGGTCGAGCAGCTCAAGCTGACTGCTGAAATCATCTGCTCAACCTTCCATGTACCGATTTACAAGGTAAATACGGCTTCCACGCCCTCGTATAACAACATTGAGGCGCTTGAGCAGGGTTATTACTCGCAGTGCCTTCAGACCCACATTGAAGCGATTGAGCTGTTGCTGGATGAGTCTCTGGATCTGGATGATAAGACTGGCGTGGAGTTTGACCTCAGCATGCTCATCCGCATGGACACAGAGGGGCGCTATAAAACTTACAGCGAGGGAATTGGCGCAGGCTTCCTGACGCCAAACCAGGCGCGTAAGAGCGAAAACATGCCGCCAGTTGAAGGGGGCGATACGCCGTATCTGCAGCAGCAAAACTACGCGCTGTCAGCCCTGGCTAAAAGGGACGCCAGCGATGACCCGTTCGGAAGCAAGTCTGAATCTGAACCGGCCACTAATCCGTTACCAACCATTGACGATGAAAGCACCAAGGCTATTTCTGAGCAGGAGCATTTCATGGTCAAAGCAATGCTGAAAGGGATGCTGACCCATGAATGAACGTGACATGTCACTGCTGAAGGCTGTCAGTGAGGCAGTAAAAGAGCAGCTTTCAGCTCTGAAAAAAAGTCATGAAGAATCCATTGCGGAGCAGGCAGCTGAAATCAAAGCGCTGAAAGGCATTATTGAGCAACTACAGCATGCGGCACCGGACGAAGAGGCAATAGCTAAATCCGTGCTGGCAATGATTGAGGTTCCTGCCGCGCCGGAGCTGCCAGACATCGGGCAGATGGTGAAAGAAGCCATTGACCAGATTGAGGTGCCTGAAGCGCCAGTGCTGCCGGATATTGATGCAATGATTCAGAAGTCTGTAGCAGCAATTCAGCTGCCTCAACCGGACCCGCTGCCAGACATCGGACAGATGGTGAAAGAAGCCGTCTCTCTATTGCCCCAGCCTGAAGATGGCAAAAATGGGGAGGACGGCAAAGACGCGCTGCAGCTTGAAATCGCTCCTGAAATTAACGCTGAGAAGTCTTATCCGCGCGGTACCTACGCCATCCATCTTGGCGGCCTGTGGCGTTCGTATCAGAAAACAACGGGCATGAACGGATGGGAGTGCCTTGTTGATGGTATCAGTGAAATCGATGTCTCTCAGTCGGAAGAACGGAGCTTCACTGTCAGCGCAATTAAATCCAGCGGCGAAAAGACAGAGAAAACCTTCAGCGTTCCGGTGATGATTTATCGCGACATTTTCAGCGAAGGTGAGAAATATCAGCCTGGTGACAGCGTTACCTGGGGCGGTTCTGTCTGGTATTGCTGCGAAGAGACGATTGATAAGCCCGGCGAATCAGGCTCAAAAGGCTGGAAGCTGGCCGTCAAACGCGGCCGTGATGCGAGGGTAAAACCGTGACTGAACTCGTCAGCCTCGAAATGGCTAAAGATCATCTTCGCATTGATGACGATTACGGGGACCAGGACCTTGCCTTAAAAATACAGGGTGTCAGTGCCGTACTTCTCAGTTACATCCAGGGATGCAGGGATAAAGTCGTCGATTCATCCGGTGAGCTCATAGACGGCGAACCTCTCGTTCGCATGCGAAGCGCAGCTTTGGTTTTGCTCGGCTATCTCGACAGAAACAGGGGTGGAGAAGAAGAGGAGAAATTAAAGAAAGGTGACCTGCCTTTAGCGGTGACGATGCTTATTTATGATCTCCGCCGACCAACTATTGTATAGGGTTTTCAGCAAATGGCATGTGAAGGCTGTAAGCGCCGCCGTGAGTGGCTGAAAAACTGGATGAGGATTGCACATGAACGCGCAACAGGTAAAAGCACTACTGGAAGCGATGCAGAAGCAGACAAAGGCGCAGACCGACCAGACAGCAGCGTTAAACCGCCTGGCGGAGTCGAATGAGTGTCTGGCTGCTGTTCTGTATCAGACCTTTGCTGATGAAATTGAAGCCACTTCGCCTGATTCTCCGGCACCAACATATCTGAGCGGTAAGGCCAGGGGGTAGCGATGCAGGCTGGAAAACTACGCCACCGGATAACGCTGCAGCACAAAGTTAACGAACAGGATCAGTTAACAGGCGCAGTCAATCCTGAGTGGCGCGACTTGGCTATGGTGTGGGCTGACGTGGTGCCCTTGTCTGCCCGGGAGTTTATCGCGGCTCAGGCAACGCAGGGTCAAATAACTACCCGCATAACTATCCGCTACCGCGCCGGACTAACGAACGACAACCGAATCGTCTTCCGTGGTCAGATTTACAACATTGAGGGGGTACTCCCTGATGCTGTAAGCGGAAGGGAATACCTGACCCTGCCATGTTCAGAGGGGGTTAATGATGGCTGATGGTGTGAGCTTTAAGCTGACTGGCATCGATACTCTGTTGGGGCGGCTCGACACCCTGAGCGATGACATGCGTAACAAGGGTGGACGTGCCGCGCTGCGTAAGGCGGGCAATGTCATTGTCGCCAGAGCGAAAGCGAACGCTGCGAGAATTGACGACCCCGGCACCGGGCGCAGCATCGCGGATAACATCGCGCAGCGCTGGGACGGCAGGCGATTTAAGCGTACTGGTGACCTCGGATTCCGGATCGGTGTGATGTACGGCGCGAAACTTAAAAACCATCCCTCTCTCACTAAAAATTCACCTACGCCGCACTGGAGGCTTATCGAGTTCGGAACAGAGAACATGAGGGCCCAGCCGATTATGCGCCCGGCGGGTGATTCCAGCATTAATGAAGTGGTGGCCACATTTGTCAGCGAGTATGACCGGGCGCTTGACCGGGCGATCGCCAGAGCTAAAAAGAAGGCGGGGGGCGGATGATTGCACCAATTTTCACTACCTGCGCAGCGAGTGCTGATGTCCGTGCGCTGCTGGGCGACACAACAGTGAGACTTTACCCCTTCGGGAAAAACCCCGAAGTACCCACATATCCCTATGCGGTGTGGCAGAACATAACAGGCGGACCAGAGAATTACCTTGGAACGCGCCCTGACGCGGACAGCTACACCCTTCAGGTTGATATCTATGCCAACACCGACAGTGAAGTGATCGCCGTGGCGCGCGCGCTGCGTGATGCCATTGAACCCCGCGCCTATATCACCCGATGGGGCGAGCAGGAGCAGGACAGTGAAACGAAACGGTACCGCTATTCATTCGATGTCGACTGGATAGTGTTGCGATAACGAAAACCCTTAACAACAGACCCGCTCCGGCGGGTTTTTTATTACCTGGAGAAAACTATGTCAGTCGTGACACAAGGTACTCAGCTCTATGTTCTCGCCGCAGGCGTGGTCAGAGAGGTCGAATGCATTACCGCGTTCTCACCGGGCGGGAACCCCGCCGATCAGATTGAGGACACCTGCCTGAGTGAGCGAAACACGCGCACTTACAAGAAGGGACTTCGCACTCCGGCACAGGCTTCAGCAACGCTCAATGCTGATCCAGCCAATGCAAGCCACCTGATGTTAAGCAACCTGGCGGAGTCTTCCGATCAGGATGATTTGACCTTTGCTGTTGGCTGGTCAGATGGAGAAGACGACCCAACCGTGGGCGCTGCTGGCGCACCTGGCGCAGTTGATGGCCTTATTCTGCCGGATACGCGCACCTGGTATGTCTTCAAAGGCTACGTTGCTGACTTCCCGTTTGACTTCCAGGCCAACACGGTTGTGCAGACGACCGCCACCATTCAGCGCTCAGGCGCTGGCGCGTGGATTCCAAAGGCTGGCGCAGGCAGCTAAACAACAATCGGGCGTGACATGTCACGCCTAATCTTATATCGCAGGAAAGCACATGAAACTGACACTCGATTCACTAAAAAAATCCGGCGCATTCACAGGTCGTCCTGTGGAAAAACAAATCACCTGGAAGCAGCGTAATGAAGAATTAACAGCCACGGTGTTCATCCGACCGTTGGGTTACCACAGCGCCACATCTGACGTACTGGCCCATGTGGGCAAGGTTGACGGCATTGCCGGGCGTATCGCAGCCAGCATCTGTGATGAAGATGGCCACCCGGTCTTCACGCCTCAGGATATTACTGGCGAGGCTGACCCCGATCGCGGCGCGCTTGATGGCGCACTGACTATCGCGCTCCTGGTTGCCATTCAGGAGGTGAACGATCTGGGAAAGACCACCAACTCAGCGCCGAAGACGAATTCTGGTGCGAGCTCGTCCTCAATGGAATCGGCGGAAGAACCATCGCCGAAGCCAGAGAAAACCTCAGCTTCCGGGAGTACCAGCTCTGGGTTAAGTACCGAGCCGCCTACGGCAATCTGAACCCGATGATGCGTACCGAGTGGGGTGCGGCGCTCATAGCCAGCACGCTGGCCAACGTCAACCGGGGCCAGAATGACCCACCTTACAAAATTACTGACTTCGCACCACACATGCAGAATGAAGCCATAAGCCTTGAAGATGCCATGGCTCAGTGGAACTGATAAAAACGTGGAGACACAATGGCCAGTAAATCTCTTGGCACACTGACGCTCGACCTTGTTGCAAAAGTTGGCGGTTTTGTCTCCGGCATGGACAAGGCGGAAAGAGCATCAGCGAAATGGGGTAAGCAGGTTCAGGAGGATGCACAGAAGACCTCTGTCGCGCTGGCGGGGATTGGTGCAGCAGCAGCTGCTACCGCTTCCGCTGTAGGCGTTGCTGGCTTTAATCTTCTCAAATCCACATCACAGCAGATTGCATCCACGGATCAGTGGGCTAAGTCACTGAAGATGTCGACCCAGGAGTTGCTGGCCTGGCAGTTCGCCGCCGAGCGTGCGGGCGTGGCTGGCGATAACATGGCTGACATATTCAAAGACCTCAGCGACAAAATCGGTGACGCGGTACTGAATAAGTCAGGCGAGGCCGTTGACGCGCTGAATGCTCTTGGCCTGTCTGCTGACAAACTGTCGAAGGTATCTCCCGATAAGCAGATGCTGGCGATTGGGGAGGCGTTGGGGAAAATCAGCACCAACGCGGGAAAGGTTACCATCCTTGAAAGTCTTGGTAACGACCTGTCAAAACTGCTGCCGCTGTTCGATAACAACAATGAAAAGCTGCAAAAGTTTATCCGTATCGCGAAGGATTACGGTGTAGCACCCGATCCGGCGTCTATCGATGACCTGGTGAAGGTCAACGACATCTTCCTCGACATGGAAGCGCAGGTTAAAGGCCTGAAAATGGAGATTGCTGGCGGACTGGCAAAGGTGGACCTTTCCCCGCTCCAGTCTTCACTGGATGAAGTAAGAAAGGTGCTGACCGACCCGGCTGTATTGCAGGGTATTGTTGAACTCGTCAGCCAGGTTGCTCAGCTTGCTGGCTGGCTCGTCAAAGCTGCAGCGGGTGCAGGCAAACTTGCCACGAACTCAAATACCCGCATGGCTGCGCTGGGCGGCAATATTGACATGAACAACCCCAGCCAGGTGCAGGAGCGCATAAACTGGCTGGAGAAGAACCAGAGCAGCCGATCCAACGATACGTATGGCTCCGGCCAGTCGATGTTCGGTTGGATCACCGGCAAGGACGACAGCATCAAAGCCGTAAACGCTGAGCTGGAAACTCTTTATCAGCAGCGCGATAAATTGACTAAGCAGAAGCCGATAAAGATTGCTGATTCTGTGGGGGCTGGCACCGCCGATAGCCTGATGGATTTCAGCCTGCCAGCGGGAGGCACTAACGGCAAAACCAAGCCGGATGCTAACGCTAAAAAACTGGAGAGCGCATTTAAGTCTTTGGAACTGAGCTACCAGCGGCAGATTGCCCTGATTGATACCACCGGTAAAAAGACGGCTGAAGTAACAGAGGCCCAGAAGCTGCAGTTCGATATTGCTGACGGGAAACTGGCAGGCATTAACGAAGCACAGAAATCGAGGCTGGCAGGGCTTGCTGCTGAGGTTGACCGCCTGAACGCAGTTAAAAAGGCCAACATTGAGATGGCGAAAGTAGCTGAGTTTACCGCTAACCTCAGGGCCGGTAATCAGAACGCCCGCGAAGACCTGAATGTTGACGTTCAGGGAGCCGGGCTTGGTGACAAAGAGCGCGACAGAATGAAGGAAAGGCTGAGCATCGAACGCAGCTTTCTGGATCAGCAGCGCCAGCTTCAGCTTTCATACCAGTCAGGTGATATTACCAAATCTCTCTACGACTCAGAATTCAGCGCGCTTAAGAGTGCTATGGGCGAACGACTCAGCATTCAGGAAGACTATTACAAAAGTGTTGATGCGATGCAGTCAGACTGGATGAGCGGTATGAGTGATGGCCTGGCCAACTGGCTGGATGAATCATCTAACTACTCCGCATCCGCAGCCAGCGCAGTAAGCAATGGTCTGGGCAGCGCCATGGATAATGTCGCGGACATGCTGATCGGCAACAAAGCCAGCTGGAAGGACTGGATGACCTCAGTGCTGTCGATGATTGTGAAAATCGGTCTTCAGATGGCCGCTGTAAATCTTATCAGTGGGTTCGTGAGCTCCGTGGGTGGTGCAGCGGGAGGTGCGGCGGCGGGCGGGACAGTTGCTGGGGCCGGTTCTACCGGGGCATTAGGCATGAGCACCGGCTATCAGGCTTATGCTGGCGGATTCGATGGAGGCGGCTACACCGGGCAGGGGGGCAAATTCGACCCGGCGGGTATTGTGCATAAAGGGGAATTTGTCTTCACCAAAGAAGCGACTGAGCGAATCGGCGTGGAAAACCTTTACGACATGATGCGCGGCTATGCCAGCGGTGGCCTCGTAGGTTCAATGCGCACCGGGAGCAACCCCACTCCCGCCATCAACCGCAGTTCCAGTAGTGGCCCGAGCATTTCAGTTAGCGTTCCGATCACAATCGAAGGCGGCGGAGCAGGAGAAACCAGCACGGCAAATACCACGGATGCAGCCAAACAGCTGGAAGGAATGATAAAAAAAACCATCAATGACTGGGCAGGCAAACAAATGTCTCCCGGCGGCCTGCTCTACAAGAGGTAAGTATGGCAATTGACGAATTTGGATGGTGCGTAAGAACAGGGGCTTCGGAAGAACTGACGGTGTCCACCATGGAGGCTCAGTTTGGTGACGGCTATAAGCAAGTGGCCGGAACGGGTATTAACGGTGCCCGCGAATCGTGGCCAGTAACGTGCAGCGGCAGAAAGTCGGAGATGGCCACCGTCAGGGCATTCCTGAAATCACACGTCACCGTGTCTTGCTGGTGGGTTAATCCGTGGGGAGAGAAAAAGCTCTATCGCGTAAAAGCGGACTCCATTCGGCCAAACTTCATCAACGGAAACTTTGTGGAAATTGCGTTCACCTTTGAGCAGTCTTTCGCACCGTGACATGTCACGATAACTAACAGGGCGCATATGCGCCCTTTTTAATTGGGTGAAATATGCCTTTTTTACAGGATATACAGCAGCTGGAGCCGGGCAGCCTTGTCCAGATGATTGAGGTCGATGGCACAGACTTTGGCATGGATAATGTCCTCAGGTTCCATGCTTACAACATCCCTTCGGACGGGTGGAAATCCTTCGCAGCGGACAACCTTCCTTCCATCGTGTGGCAGGGTAAAGAGTACGATCCTCATCCTTATGAATTGTCCGGGATGGAGATGAGCAGCTCTGGCGCTCAGCCAACCCCCAAACTTTCGGTCAGTAATGTGGGGAATTTCGTCGCGGCACTCTGCCTTCAGTTCGACGATCTGGTGAAGGCCAAAGTGAAAATTCACACCACGATGGCAAAGTATCTCGATGCGGAAAACTGGATTGAGGGCAACCCTAACGCAAACCCACAGGAGGAACGCGTCCAGCTTTTCCTGGTCAATGCCAAAACGGCAGAAACGCGGGCCGTTGTTGAGTTCGAATTGTGCTCACCCTTCGATATTCAGAGCCTGCAGCTACCATCCCGGCAGATTACGCCCGTATGCACATGGTGCATACGCGGCTGGTACCGCACTGGAACCGGGTGCGACTACGCCGGGACCCGGTATTTTACCAAAGACGGAACGGCAACCAGTGACCCGTCAAAAGACGAATGCGGGGGGCGACCCGCCGATTGCACGGCTCGTCATGGCGAAGGTCAGCCGCTACCTTTCGGGGGATTCCCAGCGGCAAATTTACAGGGGAAATAGCGATGCGAGAAAAACTACTGGCCGCCATACGTAAACACGTTGCCTCGGAATACCCGAAGGAGGCGTGCGGGCTAATCATACAGTCAGGCCGGACCCAGACCTATATACCTTGCAGGAACATTGCAGACGATCCCACGCAGGACTTCACCTTGTCACCGGAGGACAAGCGAGCAGCTGAGGCGCAGGGCGATATTCTGATGGTGATTCATTCGCACCCCGATGTGCCGCAGCTTATCCCGACAGAATTTGACCGCGTGCAGTGCGATCATTCTGGCGTCGAGTGGGGGATTATGTCATGGCCTGACGGTGATTTCTGCACCATCAGCCCGCGCGGTGAGCGGGATTTTGTCGGGCGGCAGTGGGTGCTGGGCTATGCGGACTGCTGGACGCTCATCATGGATTACTACCGCCAGGAGCACGGCATTACCCTGAACAACTGGTCTGTCGATTATGAGTGGTGGCATGACGGCAAAGAGAGCCGCTACGACGACAACTGGGAGGCTGAAGGATTCGTGCAGATAGACCCGGCGGAGATGCGGCCGGGCGACATGATCATGATGCGCGTGCAGTCTCCGGTAACCAATCACGCAGCCATCTATGTCGGTGAAAACCTGATGCTGCACCACAACTCAGAGAGTCTGTCCACTCGCGTTCCGTATGGTGATTACTGGCGCAACCGAACCGTGCGCGTTGTGCGCCGAAGGGAGCTGATGAATGCTTAAAACGATGCGATTAAAAGGCGTCATGGCTAAGAAGTTCGGATCCTTACATCGATACCACGCTGCAGACCTGCGCGAGCTTATCCGCGCGATGTGTTCTCAGGTTCCGGGATTCAAAAAATATGTGTCCAACGCCCATCTAAACGGCGTGCGCTTCGCCTTTTTCAGCGGTAAAGAAAATATCGGCCTGCAGGAATTCGACATGTCCTCAGCGTCCACTGAGTTTTGCATGGAGCCGATTATCGAGGGGTCCAAGCGCGGCGGCATGCTTCAGATAGTGATCGGCGCAGTAGCGCTGGTGGCGGCATATTTTACTGCCGGTGCTTCACTCACTGCTATTGGCCTGAGTACTTCGGTGGCAACAGGGGTTACCACTGCCCTTACAGGCCTCGGCATCAGCATGGCTCTGGGTGGTGTTATCCAGATGCTTACCCCGCAGCCAAATTACAACATCGGCGCATCCTCAAGCACAGATAACAAGCCGAACTATGCATTCGGTTCACCTGTAAACACCGTTGCGATGGGATATCCGGTCCCGGTCCTGTATGGCCAGCGTGAAGTTGGCGGGGCGATCATCAGTGCGGGCAGCTTTACCAGCGACCAGCAGTAATAAAAATCAGGCAAAGAAGCCACTTCCGGGTGGCTTTTTTTATGGGTGAAATATGCGACTTCTTGACGGTGAAATGATTTATCAGGGAAGTAAGGGAGGCGGTGGAAATCCGCGAACTCCAACCGAACAGGCTGATGACCTGCTTTCCATAGCAAAACTGAAGCTACTGCTGGCCATCTCAGAGGGTGAAATACAGGGCGACCTGACTGCACAGCAGATTTATCTCAATGATACCCAGCTCGCGAACGACGATGGCACTTATAACTTCACTGGCGTGGTGTGGGATTACAGAAAGGGCACTCAGGACCAGACTTATATTCAGGGCATGCCCGAGGTTGATAACGAGCTGTCGGTGGGTGTTACGGTAACGCAGCCCGTCCCCTGGACCCGCCAGTATACCAACCTGTCCCTTGATGCCGTGCGCATCAAACTCAGCCTGCCAATTCAGTACCAGTACAAAGATAATGGCGACATGGTTGGCACAGTTACGCAGTATGCTATTGACCTGTCTACTGATGGCAGTTCATGGGTGCAGGTTGTGGACGGGCGATTTAACGGGAAAACCACGTCAGAATACCAGCGTGACCATCGAATTGACTTACCGAAGGCGACGACAGGATGGGCAATTCGGGTGCGCCGTATTACTGCAGACTCAACCTCGTCCCGTCTGATTAATGCCTTCAAAGTTTTTTCATTCGCTGAGGTTATCGACAGCAAACTGCGTTATCCAAATACTGCTCTACTTTATGTCGAAGTGGATGCATCGCAATTTAATGGCCAGGCACCAAAGATCACATGCAAGCCGAAAGGCAAGCTGGTACGCGTTCCGACGAATTACGAACCTGTTAGCAGGACTTACAGCGGAACCTGGCTGGGCGACTTCAAATACGCTTACACCAATAATCCGGCATGGATTTTTTACGATCTGGTGCTGGATAAAATCTGTGGTATGGGCACGCGCGTTGATGCCTCCATGATTGACAGGTGGGAGCTGTACTCAATCGCGCAGTACTGCGATCAAATGGTGCCAAACGGCGCTGGCGGCACTGAGCCGCGCTTTACCTGCAACGTGTTTATCCAGAGCCAGCAGGATGCCTATACAGTCCTGAAGGACATTGCGGCGATATTCCGAGGAATCACGTTCTGGGGTAACAGTCAGATTTTTGTGAACGCTGACGTGCCGCAGGTTGATTCTAACGGCAACGTGGACGTGGACTTTGTGTACCACGCGGCTAACGTGGTAGATGGTTTATTCACTTATGCCGGGGGAAGTTACAAAAACCGCTATTCTTCGTGCCAGACCAGCTACTCCGATCCGGCCAATCACTATTCCGACACCGTTGAGAGCGTTTACGATTCAGAGCTGGTGGCGCGTTATGGCGTCAGGGAATTGACATTAACGGCGATAGGCTGCACCTCGCAGAGCGAAGCACACAGGCGCGGGCGCTGGGCGCTGCTGTCTAATGCCAAAGATGGAACCGTGTCATTTGGTGTGGGGCTGGACGGCTACATCCCGGTACCAGCTGAGATTATCGGCGTGGCTGACCCGTTCCGCAGCGGTAAGCAGAACGGCGGCCGCATCAGTGCAGTGAATGGTCGCAGCGTGAAGCTGGACCGCGCCATCGAATATTCAGCAGGGGATCGGCTGGTGGTTAACCTTCCAGACGGAACGGCTCAGACGCGCACTATAGCCACCGTCAGCAGTGACAAGCTAACCGTGACAGTCTCGACCAGTTTCCGCATGGACCCGGTCGCGGGCGCCGTATGGGCCATTGACAGCGATAACCTTGCCATTCAGTACTTCCGTATTACCTCGATCGCATCTAACGATGACGGCACGTTTACTGTAGCGGGTGTGCAGCACGACCCGAATAAGTACCGCTACATCGACGATGGCGTGCGTATTGAACCGGCACCGATCACCGTCACCCCAATCAGCGTACTGAAGCCGCCCGCCAACATCAGTATTGAGGAGCTCAGCTATGTTGAACAGGGGCTTTCCGTTGCCAGCATGCAGGTTAAGTGGGGCAGAGTAGAAGGCGCGATAAGCTACGTTGCGCAGTGGCGCAAGGATAAGGGCGACTGGATTAACGTCAGCCAGACAAGCGCACAGGGCTTCAGCATCAGCGGGATTTACACGGGCGTTTACGATGTGCGCGTGCGGGCCGTCAATGCAGCTGAGGTTTCGTCCCCATGGGGTTACTCCGACTCAACGCCGCTAGCTGGCAAAGTCGGCAAGCCGGGAACGCCTGTCAGCCTGTTCGCCACCAATAACGTTGTGTGGAATATCGATCTCACCTGGGCATTCCCCGCTGGCTCCGGCGACACTGCTTACACAGAACTGCAGGTGGCCACCACCGCAGACGGGCAGAATCCGCAATTTCTGACTTATGTCCCATACCCCGGGGTCAGCTATCAGCACGGCCCTATGCCCGCTGGCGTTCGCCGCTGGTACCGCGCGCGGCTGGTAGACAAAATCGGCAACGTGGGTGACTGGACGGCATTTGTGGGCGGCGCAACGAACTCCAGCGCAAGCGAGCTGATTGATGATGTTGTCGAAGAGTTTTTGACCTCACCGGACGGCCAGGCGCTGCTTGACCCGCTCATTACTGACCCGGAAGCCGCCTTGAAGGACATTCTGGCGGGCTACGACAACGTGACTCAGCAGTGGTCGCAGTATGGTGAAAACCGCGCTGGCATCATTGAGGCGAGCAATGTGGCAACGGATGCGCAGTCATCTGTCGCCAATCTGGCCACGGTTGTAACTGCCAACTACAACAACCAGCAGGCGGCAATTAAGCAGAAGTTCGACGCCTATGCTGATGTCGATAACCCCTCAGCCATTTACACGCTGAAGACCGGCATCAGATATAACGGCACGAACTACGATGCTGGCCTGTCTGTAGCCGCAACAGTCAACGGCACCAGCGTTGATACGCGCGTTGCTGTGAACGCTAATCAGTTCGTTGTCATCAGTGGTTCACAGGGTAATTATTACTCCCCGTTCATCATTAAAGACGGGCAGGTACTGATTAACCAGGCGTTCATTGGCAACGCCTGGATCGGGCGCGGCAACATCACTGATGAGCTAAGGTCTGATAACTATGTTGCTGGCCAGTCAGGTATGTTGCTGAACTTTAAAACGGGCGCTATAGAGGCCAATGGGGCGGTTCCGGGACAGGGTAGGCTAACTTTGTCTAACAACAGAATAGTTGTATACGATTCGAGTGGCAATCCGGCTTGCGTAATGGGGCAAAGGCTATGAGCGATATGGGTTTTCAGACGTTCATAAATGGCACATCTTTCGATGCGACTAATTCCATGGCTTTCAACTACATCATAGATATATTTGTGATTACGGCAGGAAGCGGTAGTCGTGACTATTCGGCTTACCCCAATTCTGACTTCTCTGTTGTATGCATAAACGACAGCCTGGAAAAAGACAAAACATTTACTTATTCACAATCAGGAACCACCCTTAACTGGACAAGTTCCTTCGGGATGAGGATGGCGGTTATAGCCACTCCAGTAAGTGGTTCGAAGGCAAAGGAGTCAATGGGGTTCGCCTATTATGCAGATGGAAAAATAAAACTTACTCCTTCATTCACGCCGATGGTTCTGTGTCAGGTGTTAGATGTAACTGCAGGCCTGAAAGTGGTGCAGACAAATGTTCCCGCTGGCAGAAAGTTTTTGGCCTTTCACCGTGGGACAGGCACTTCAGGAAATAGTTTGGACCAGGTTTGGTGGAAAGAGACGACACAGAATGGATATATTGCACTCAACATAGATGTTGTTAACAGCACCGGGTTCAGGCTGTATGTTTTTTCAGATATTCCGGTAAATCCGCCTGATTATGGGTTCTTTGTGTATAAAAATGGCGCTATCGTTTACCACAGCAATTGCCTGCCGCTGATTGTTAAGGTATGGGACAGGCAAGAAAATGCTAACGGCATAAGCAGTAACTCGCCTATGGCGGTTGGTCCAGGAGTGGTTAGTTTTATTTCAGGTGGATCGGCAGGTACAGCACAAAGTTCTTTCATATGCTCTTCTGCCGGGTTTTCTCAAAGCTTGAATCCAACTTGGAGGGTTACTGCTGTCATTTACACCACTAATATCGGCGGCAACCCGCAGCCCGGCTGGTCTGTCAGGTACATTCCATACATTGATACTGCGGTATATGATCAGTATTACCTCAATGCATTGGGATGATCATTCAGTATAGGGAAATTTGTCGCAAGACGAAGTGTCAATAAATGACTCACGCGACATCCACTGAAATGCAAATGCACCACCTGAAAGATACTCATTCGTGTTTATAGGCTTACGAATACCAAATACAGGTATTTTGACGACACTACGACCTACAGATGCGGTGTTGTAGCAGATAGGTGGTGTGTTGAATGAACAAGCTGAGATTAGCAGGCTACTTAGCAAGATAGGAGCTATGCAAAGATATTTCATTTTCTGTCCTTGATAATGTTCAATAGGTTAAATCCTATAATACATTTTGCATTATTAAAAGTCCTAATGAATTGATGAATTCACTCACGTTAGACCATTTCCAACCCGGCCACCGTGCCGGGTTTTTTATTGCCCGGAGATAACTATGCCATCAGGCACTATTGCGTTAACCAACAACTCAACCACCGTGGGTGGCACCGGAACCGCGTTCACTACTGAGCTGAAAGCAGGTGACTTCATAGGCGTTACTGTGGGCGGTGCGCCCTATACCATGATTGTCGCGTCGATCGCTTCAAACACGCAGCTCACTATTGCGCAGGCGTACAACGGACCAACGGCCAGCGGATTGGCCTGGTACGGCGTTCCGTCAACACTGAAGTATGCAATTACTCAGCAAGTCCTGAATGATATGGCAACGAACCAGCGTGGGATGATTGCTCAACTGGCGAACTGGCAGAAGATTTACAGTGATGCCGCATCGGTGACAGTGGAGCGCCCTGACCGCAGCTCGTTCACCGGCCCGAGCTGGGGCTATATGGCAAACCAGTACACTACTAAGGTTGATAAGTCAGAACTGGGGACCGCAGCATTCAGGGACGTTCAAACAAGCCTGTCTGATGCAACGTCAGGAAGGGCAATGCTTAACGGTGCTTTCGGCTTTGGCGGTGTTCCACCTTATGTTAGCAATGCAGCAATACTACCCACAGGTGCATGCTCAATTTTCGGATATTCTGGAAGTAATACCGATCCTGATTACACAACAAGATCGGGCGCCGGCATAAATATGGGTAATGGTGCAGGGTACATTATGCAGGTATATGTTGCCGCAGGTGGCGCGAATCTAATGGCGCGTGTTGTAAATCAGAGTACTGGGAATCGATCATTTAACACGCTATGGGGAACGGCCAACACCACAGTAGACACTAATAATTTCATCAAAAGAGCATCCCCAATCGCGCGCTTAACGAATGATATTAGTAAAATGCAGGACGATTTCGCGGTAGAAAACCAGCATAAAATTGCAGGTCTTGTATCAGTCAATGCTGAGGCTGAAGGTGTTAGTGCTGAGAAAGTCTCCACGGGTATTTATCAGGTTACGGGTGCGGTCGGCCTTGCAGATGAGGGCTGGACGCTGGAAGTGCCACAGGACATCAACGGTAACCGCCTGTGCTTCGTCGAGCTGGCCACAGATAAAGAAGGCGTTATAACGGTGTCGGTGTTTAAGCGCCGCTTTGACGTCGACAGCGCGATGATTGTAGCCGGTGAGCCGATGGATATACCTGAGGGCCGCTGGATTGACCTTCGCCTGCAGATGCCTGAGGATTCAGCATGGAACACGCGCATGCGTGAAATGCCGCAGGCAGCAGAGAGTGAGGAGGAAACCAGCTAAATGTTAACCCGGCACTAAAATTTCAGGCAAAAAAATGCCCGCGAAAATTATTGCGGGCAGAAATCCTTGTTACGCAGAGACATGGCTCTGTGAGGTTGACACTATCTTGTGCCAATTTGAGTTTAGTCGGGCCAACGAGAAATGCAAGGAAGGAAAAAAGCCTGCGTTACACAGGCATAAATTCGGTCAAGGGAAAGGGAAACCAAACGCAGCACAGGCTGCTACGCTAATGTACAAGTTGCTGGCCGGAAAGATAGCAGTATCATCGAATGTTAAGTAAATGTTCTACGCAGTCACCGGCAGGCATAAAAAAACCCGGCTTAGGCCGGGCGGTATAATCGGCACCATTAAAGGAACCAGCAATGATCCCTAGCATGAGGGTAGTCCTAAACTGCATCTTCGCAAGCTGTGAGCCAAAAAACTGGTACAAAAGCACGCCGCGGTGGCCGGGTATTCTACTTAGAGACTCTGCACTAAAATCTCTACAGCTTTTCCGTATCTTTCCAGTGGTTCATTGTTAATCTGAGGCTCTGTGTCGTGAATTTGATACCTGCCAGGCTTGATATCAAATAGCGGTTTGCCTAAGTGAGAAGACACAATGGCCACAGAGTGGTTGTCAGGTACTGTAAATGTCTTAAGCTCGCCACCTTGAAAAGAGCTGGGTTTAGATTTCTTAAGGTTTTCTGCTCTTGATAGGATTTCATCAAACATTGCAGAAAAGGCTTTGCTAGCTCGCTTATCATATTCAGTAGAGCGGTTAAAAACCAAAGAATGTATCACCGGCACCGCTAAACCGAAGTGGATGCATCGATCATAGAAGTTAACAGATCGGTAATCATTCTGAACCCCAACACCGTAGACAAGCTGGCTAAGGTTGTCTACGGCCCTCGCCGAAGACCCATCGCTTGAGCATGGGACAATTATGGCATTTGCAGCAATCAGAGAAAGCTCGGTATAAGCTGAAAAACTAGGGTTGCAATCTATGAAACATACTGTATTTTCAATTCCTTGCTGCTGAGCACAAGCAACCAAAAGGTCACGAAGCCACAGATGGATACTTTTCCAAGAATCAACGGGCAGGTTCACGCTGCTAAGTTGGTTAATGACCTGAGCTTGAACTTCTAAACTAGGATCGCCAGCGATAAGAAACACATTTTCGGGAATGCTTTTATTTGTTCCATGAACTGGAATCAAAAAGCTTGTTTCTGAGCCAGTAATCATATGTGGGCTTCGAGTTCTTCTGTCAAAGTATCCGCCAACGGTTCTTCGCTGCTGGATTAGGTCAGCAAGCCTTGCTGCTCCTGTACCATTACCTCCAAGGAGGATTTCAGAAAGATTCGCCTGTGGGCACATGTCAGCAAAAATTACGCGTTTATCTGGGTTTTGGCGCGCATATTCGGTTGCCATAGCAAATGAGAGATAGGTCTTACCCACTCCGCCTTTGTTGTTCCAGATCGCATATGATTTCATGGTGTCATCGCCGCCTTGTACTTCTTGTTTTTCTTTAATGGACATTTTAACAGCTCCTTATTAACAATCCAGGTGTATCCTTGGGTTTTGAGGTAACCAGCGAAATTACCACTCAGGTTAACAATCCAATCACCTATGCTTACCTTGCCTCAAGTCTCACCATAATAGAAATTTAGCTTACCCGAACGTCCCTTCCGGCCCCTAGCCAAAGAAGCAGCCATGTGCATCAATTCGGACCATCTCTAACGCATCGGTAAGCGTATCGGCTGCTTGATACAGTTCCCACTCATCATTAGCTCGCATCCAATAAACCCTCCATTCCTTTTTTGTTCTAAAATAGGTGATCTTGGCCGACGTGAGAACAAAGAATTCTCCAGACTCTCCACGCCAAACTGGACGCCGCTCGCCTATCTCAATGGATTGTTCGTCTATGGAGTAAACGATATCGAGTTCGTTTCTGACATGTGCTGGCGGCCTGATGCTTTCAACAAACGCGCCGACTTCTTTTTTCACTGCAAAATATTCCAGATCATTAAAGGCCATCACTCCTCCTTGATTAACCCGAACGCCTTTTCTAGCGACTATTGACTGGGATTATCTCTTCTGTAGAGAGCCCATTCATCAATCCTCTCTCCGCTAGGAAGAGTACAGTAGCCGACTTCACCTGCAGGCTCTTTTACAATCTCCGGGCTGCCTCCCACTTTCTGACAGTAGACCGATGCAGGGTTTGCCAAGCCGACCTGATGGGGGTGTTCTTGTTTGGCCGAACATGCAGACAGAAGAGCAGGTAACGCCAGAAAAATTAAACGGGTCATAACTTAGCTCTCATGGGCTGATGGAAAGGAGTAGAAAGGTTAAGAATCATCATCACTTTCTCCCCGATAAATTGAACCTGTTCCTCTCTGCTTCATTTCTCTGGCATGCTTGGAATAGTCTTCGCCACATTCAGCCGAACAGAATGCAGTATCTGCAACAATAGGCTCATCCTCGCACCAGATGCACAGGCCATCTTTGCTCTTAAGGGCTGGCTTACGACCGGAAATAGCCAGAGTTATCAGAGCCGCTTCGAGTTCCTGCGCTACATCAGCATCATCCATAAAGTTTACCTTTTCAGACTTACACCAAGAAGATAGGTAAGATTAACTCAAGTAATAAAATAGCATTAGTGGTCTTTTATCCAGCTTGGATGCATGAACAGTGATGAATGCAATTACATAACAGCGCAGAAGTTAAACATCATTTGCCAGCCACATATCAGCCTCTTCAAACATCTCCTCAATCACAGCAGCCAGCTTTGCCTTATCGCCTTTACTGGCATCGGTATTAATGCTGCTGTTAGTGACCATCGGCTTAACCTTCACCTCAGCAGCCGGAAACACACGGTGTACTCGCTTCTCCAGTTCAGCCAGGATCAGCTCCCTGGCGTTCGGGAATTCGGCCACATTGCGCTTGTCGTAAATGAGTTCAACGAACATTTTTTTACCCTCAATTTATACTGGTTGGATATACAGTAATTTATCAGCGAACAATCTTCGTGTAAATCAATAGCTGTATTGCTTTGGAGTGGCTCTACATTACGGGGAAGAACTACGTGAGGGGTTAAACTCAATGCGGGTGTGTACATTAATGGGTACACAAAAAAGGCTATAATCAATGCAACTTATTGATTATAGCCTTATAATTGTGAGTATTCCCTATTTCCATTTAACTAAGGGGACCGCGGCGCGCAGTATAGCGCAATTATCGCCGCGGATTAACCAGTTACCTGACTGA